ATGATCGACGAAGCGTCGGCTGCCGCTGGTTTTCCGTCTCCGATCCTCGTGCAGATTTCCACGTGGCAAAAGCGGGTTCGGGATCCCGGTCTCCTGCTCGCGATCCATCCAGGCATAACGGCTTTCGTCGGTCCGAATGGGACCGGGAAGACACGAGCTCTTCGGCAAGTTCAATCGGCCTTTGAAGCTATGCGGATCGGTCCGGGGGTCGTGCGCTTCCTTGCTGCCGGCCGAGCAAGCCCGTTTGAGCATTTCCGATCGCGGGCGGATAACCCACATAACGACTACTCGCAATCTACAGCCCACATCGGCAACGCGGCTTTTCGTGAACTCTGGCATAAAATAGAAAGCCTCACAGGAGACTATCTCACGCTGGAGGAGCGTCCTGATCTTCGTCTGAAGGTGCAGGCGAGGCTACAAGCGTTTCTGTCTCGAGCTGTTCAACTACGATGGGGGCAGAGCGGCCTTGAGGTTCACTTCTCGCCGCTCGAGGGTGCTGAACCATATTCGGCCGGGTCAGAGGCGAGCGGAGTCGTTCAGCTTGTCGCGATTTTGGCAGCAATTTACAACGACCGCATCAGTGTACTTATTATTGACGAGCCAGAAATCTCGCAACACCCGCAATATCAAGCGTTCATCCTTGATGAATTACTATCGGTTGCAGGTGATCCTCGCTTGGATCCGGCGAAAAAGATCGTTGTCATTGCAACTCACTCGCCGAGTATGCTTCCGTTATATCGTATTTCGGATCTGTCCAGATTAGTTTTCTTCAATGATCACACGAAGCATCCAATCCAGATCATCGAGTCAGCGCCCGAACTGAAAAGCAGCAAGCTAGCAGCCCTTATCGCACGGCTTACCGCGACCCATCGACTAGCCTTCTTTGCCAGAAACGTTCTTCTTGTTGAAGGCCCAAGCGACGAAACGATTGTCCTCCAACTCGCCCGGGCGATGCGTCATCCTCTCTTGGCGAGTAACACTCAGGTGATCCCTGTAACTGGTAAAGGTGAATTCACCGAAGCGGTAAAACTGTTTGAGCTTATGGGAAAGCGTGTGGCCGTGCTCGCTGACCTGGATGCTCTTGTAGATAACAATACTCTTTCTTCGTCGTTTGGGCAGAAGTCCGAAATTTCAAAACTAGCTACAGCTGCTGGTCACGCAAGCTTGATGGAGTTCGATAAATCGTTGAGAAGTGACCTTGCGGCCGCTGTTGACAAGCACTGGTCGAAAATAGAGTCGCTTGTTGTCTCCCATGCATATTGGAGAACATGTTCAGTCGACAAGAGAGGTGAAAAAGAGAAGCGACGGGCTACGGTGGCGACGATCATGACAGGCGGCGGTACTGTTTTCGACGCTGCAGTCGGAGGGTCAACTTTCGTTTCCTTCGAAGCAAGATATGGTGCATTGTTCGACATTCTTGAGGCGGCCGGATGTTTCATACTGCGCCGTGGTACAATCGAGGACTACTTTCAAATCCAAGCTGCCGCTTTGTCAAAACCCGACGCAGCTGCTCAGGAAGCGGAATTGTTTCAATCCATTGATGAATCAGCACTGGAGGCACGCTACGCAACTTTGCTGCGTTCAATCCGTTTCGCCGCTCCGGTCCATACAGTTGATGAGAATGCGATGCTGCGGATACGATTAGGCGCGCAGCTTGGGGCAGTGTTCCAAAGTATGAAGACGGATACTCCAGACGAGGCTCTTAACGGACAGATGCGAGCAATCATCGCATCGGAAGGCGGTGTCTTTCGATTTTCGAATCGATCGAAAGGTTCGGTCCGGCGAATTGAGGTATCATTTGTATCCAATCTTTTCAGTAGAGATACGTTCCCATTCGAAATTTCGGAAGATGATAATCAGAATGAAGTGCTTCGTGAGAAGCTGCCATGATCGCTGACTCGCAGCGCGCTATCTGCCTGTCTTTCTATGGTGACTGAGTGCTATATTTCATCCTCATCAAAACTTGGCTCGAGTGGCCCCAAAGGGCGAGCGTATATTAAGTGATGCAACCGAAAACGCCAAGCTCTGACGTTAGCTGCTGCTTCCCTGATGCGCCTCGAGCTTCGCCATCGCGCTCTCGGCAAGCCCGAGATCCCGGCTCAGGTAATGCGCGTCGAGGATCTCCTGCACGTCCCGCAGGCTGTGCCCGGTGATGGCTGCGATCTCCGGGACGGAGGCGCCGGCAAGCGCGAGCCGCGTGATCGCTGAGCCCCGGGTGTCGTGGAAGCTGACCTCCGCGATTCCCGCCTTGTCGCAGGCCTTGCCCCATGATGAGCGGAACCCGTCCTCGGTCCAGCGCGTGCCCTCCATAGTGAGCAGGACGAGGGCGCCGCGGCGCTCGGCTCTCGCGACGTCGAGCGCGACCTTCAAAGGCTCGCCGACGGGGATCGTGACCCGCTTGCCGGTCTTGCCCTGGCGCAGCCGGATGTAGCGGCCGTCGTACTGGTTCCAGGTGAGCTTGAGGAGGTCGCCCTGGCGCTGCCCGGTCCAGAGCGCGAGCAGGAGCGCCAGGTGGAGATGGCGCGGCGCCAGCGCGAGGAACGCGGCCTCGTCGGCAGCGGTCCAGACCTTGTCCGTCCGGTCGGCCTGATAGAGGCGGCCGCCGCGCTCGGCCGGGTTCGTGTCGAGCTCGCCGCGGTCGACCCCCCAGGATATGATTCGGCCGAGCACCGACCACCCATAGTCGGCCTGGCGCTCCGACTTCGCGGCGCGCTCGTCGCGCCATTTCTTGAAGATGCCCCGGGTGACTCGCTTGTTCGTCTCGCTGAACGCGGAGAGCGGCATGGAGCCGAACTTCACCTCGATCCCGGCGATGATCTTGAGGTAGTCCGCCTTGGTGCGATCGGCGAGCTTCCCGAACTCGGCCGAGGCCTTGTAGCCTGCGATCACCGAGTGGAACCGGCCTTTCGGCACGGTTTTCCGGGACTCGACCGCGGCGTTGTACGAAGCGATGAACTCTGGGGTTCCGGGTTCGCCGGAGAGTCGGGGCCCGCCGCGCCACGCGTACCAGTACGTCCGGCGCGACCCGTCGGCGAGCTTGGCCCGGACCTGGTGCAGCCCCTTCAGGTCAATCCGCATATCCGTTCTCGCGCCGCCACCTCGCGAAGTCATCGTCGCCCTCAGAGGATTCCGGGGTCAAGCCCGAGAGCTTATCCCAGGCGCGATCGAGCGCGGCCCGATCCCAGCGACGCGTGCCGGCGATCGGCTTAGGCAGGCGCCCCTTTGAGACCCAAAGGTCGAAGCCGCTCGGGCTCAGGTTGCAGTACGCGGCGGCCTGCTCCCGGGTAAGCCCGCGGGGCGCGAGAGACGCGGCGGCGGCGCGCTCGGCCCTCATGGCGCGAGCTCTTCAGCGAGCGGCACCCACCGGATCATCACGCCGTCGAAATCGACGATCGATTGCCCGGCCTGGGCGTGGTGCTCGAACCAAAAGCCCGCCATCTCGCGGACCGACGCGAATCCGTCTGCCTTGGCGAAGTGCTCCATCGCGGTGGGCGGGAGCAGGTGACCATCGACCTGGAAAAGCTCGGCCGCCCCGTGCGCCGAGAAGCAGAGGTTGACCCGTACGACCTCGATGCATCGCGCCCGCGTGATCAGCTGGCACGACCTGGTCCGCATCCCGGCGTAGAGCTGGAGCTCCTCGCCCGGGTGGGCGTGGCGCTTGCGATCCGCCCGGATGGTCTGGCGTTTGGTGCCGGTGAGGATCGGGTCGATGAACCGGCGCTGGAACGAGTAGGCGACCATCACCCGCACCCCGCATTGCTGCCGCACGACTGGCACGTCACACACGTCCCCTTCTTCCCGAGGATAGCAATGTCGGCCTCGAGAGCGGCGTCTAGGATCGGGTGGTTCACGGCTTTGCTCCCCGCTTCTTCCTCGGCACCGAGAGGCCCGACGTGCCGGCGTGCGCGCTTGCGCGGAAGAACCGGACGGCGGGGATCTGGTTGGAGCAGCGCGAGCGGAACACGCGCAGCGACACCCCGAGGCCCGGCATTTTCTTGTGCACCTGCTCCGAGGTGTGGGTGGGGGCGAGCTTCCGGATCTCGGCCCACTCGGCATCGGTGAAGGCGCGGGGACGGGAGGTCATGCTGCGCTCCTCTGATCACGAGCGTGGATGATCGCGGGCCGGGCCCAGCGGCGCTGGAACGTCCTCCAGGCGGGCTCCGGACGATGCTTCTCCTGGGACGGCGTCTCGGGCTGCCAGAGCATCGCCATGGGCGTGAAGCCGATGGACTGCATCTGCCGCAGCCGCGCCTCTGCGAGATCAAAGGAGTCCTTCGGATAGCCGATCAGGACGTAGACCCGCATCCGGTGGGACGCCTCGGTGAAACCGGCGTCGAGCAGGCGCCGCGCCGCGCTCTCCAAGGTCTCGAAGGCGTCGCCCGGGTCGTAGGCGAAGAACATATTGGGGCGCGGCCGCAGGCTTGCGAGCAGGTCGACCTGGTAGTCCTGGAGCGCGAGCGCTTCGAGCCCGCCCGTGAACTCGATGCGACGGTTCTGCCGGTGCAGCATGTCGAACACGGCCTCGACGTGCGGGCGCGGGCAGGCGAGGAGGTTGTCGTCGAGGACGTTCCAGCCTTCGTGGATCGGCAGCAGGTTCGGCGTGGGCCACTTCTTCCACACGCCGCAGAACCAGCACCGCCGCGGGCAGCCCCGAGACGTGATCGTGTAGCCGGGCTTGATGTAGCGGCCCGGGACGAACTCCAGGCTGGTGTCGCCATAGGCCACGCCGCCGACTTTCACCGGGGCGACGTAGCGCCACTGCTCGGCGAGGCGCTCGGCAATTGCCTTGTCCGCCGTGAACGTGACGCTGACGTGCACCTCGTCGGCCTCGGCGAACAGGTCGGGCGGCCCGAAATAGGCCAGAGCGTCGTCAGGGGACGCCTTGGTCTTGCGCGGGAACACACGGATGATCCGTTGCCCCGTCATGCGGCCCTCCTCTCGCGCTCGGCCGCCTCTCGTTCCTGCGCCCAAACGCGGATTTCCCGGTACGTTACGCCCCGCAGCGCTCGCCACGCCGCGCGGCAGCGCTCCAGGTCGAACATGCCCGTGTGGCACTCGGCGCCAGGGATCCCGAGGCGATCCGCCAGGAAGGCATAGACTCGGCTCCGGGCGGCGCGATTGATGCAGACGCGCCGGTGCTTCCCCTTCGCGCGGTCGGCCTCGCCGGCGCTCCGGGGCGCGGCGGCGTAGCAGGGCTCGCGCCAAGCGTTGCGCCACAGCGGATCGATGAGCTGGTCGTGGAGAAGCCCCCGCGCTGCGCGCAACTCGGGCCCGGCCGGAAAGCCGAGCGCGGTCGTGGTCCCGGGGTGACAGCCCACGCGAGCGCCGCACCCCTCGCAGATCCAGATCGCCTTCTCGGCGAGGTCGGGCCGGTTCGGGTAGATCTCGGCTTTCGTGGTGAGACGGGCGGCTTGGTTACAGGTTCGGCAGATCGGGGCGATGGTCACGACCGTGCCCTCGTGCTGACCACCTCGCCGGCGGCGAAGGTCTCGCCCTTCACCGGGTCGTAGCTCATCGGGCCGCGCCCGAACGGGCAGGGCGCGAGCGAGATCCGCGCCGGCGGAATGTGGACGGGCCGCGCGGGCGGCTCGTCGCGGGGCTCAGGCGCCGGGGAGGGCTGGCCCCGTCCCCGGGCCATGCGCAGGCCGATGTCGTTGGTGCCGGGCATCAGAAATCCCCATCGTCGTCGGCGAGGACGGTCTGACGCGCCTGCTCCCGCAGCTTGTCGCGGTAGAACCGGGCGGTGTGCATGACGTCCTCGTCGAAGTCGCGGTTCAGGATCCAGTTCAGGAAGCTGACCTCGTCGATCTCGGACCAGCGCCGGCCGCGCCACGAGCCGATGTGGCACTTCGCGAGGAGCGCCGGCTCGGTGCTCCAAGTGACGAGCTGCTCGATCGAGGCCTCGGCGAGGAGCTCGCGCAGCAGGAAGGCGGTGACGTAGGCGTCGGGCCCGGCGCGATGGGTCACCATGGCCTGGAGACGGTCGATGCCGGCGGGGTTGCGCCAGTACCGGAGGCCCTGGTTCGAATGGACCGGCGCGTCGGGCCAGAGCCGGAGCGCGGCCTTATAGGTGCAGATGAAGGGCAGTCCACCCATCACGTCGTCGGTGAGCCATTGCCGCTCGAACTTCGCGTTGTGGGCCGCGAAGACGGCGATGGGCACGGCCGAGGGCGGCTGCCGGAGGAGGCTGACCGCCTCCGACCAGGACGCCGCGTCGCGCACGTCCTCGTCGATGATGTGGTGGATCGCCGAGGTCTCCGGCGGGATCGGCCGGCCGGGATTGACCAGCACACCGTCGGGGCGCCCGATCTCCCAGCCGGCGGGCTCGTCGAGGAGGTTCGTGCCGGTCGCGACGAGGTCGCACCACCCCACCTCGACGACGGCGGCCTCGGGCGGGGTGAACCCGGTGGTCTCCAGATCCACGATCCTGATCAGCATGGCTCAGCCCTCCGTCTGGGCGACGAACGCGACGCCGCTCGTGATTCCGCTGGGGGTGACGACCATGCTCGGCGCTGAGCCCTGGCGGGCGACGTGCAGCCATTCCTCGTAGGTCGCGGTGAAGCCGCCGAAGGCGCTCGCGTCGTTGTCGGCGAGCCAGCGCGCCAGCTCTTCCGCTGTCGCGAAGGCGGGCGAGATCGGCGTGCCCTCCGTCGTGTCCTCGTACATCATGAGGTGCGTGCGCTGCTCGGCCGGCCAGTCCGGCATGTAGTCGTCTGGTGAGGGGCGTGTGCCCGCCCAGTCCGAGTACCGGCCGGCGTGCCTCTCGGGATCCCTCGCGACCCAGGCCGGGCCGTCCTCGTATGAGCGGACGAGCCCTGCTCGCCAGTTCGCGAAGCCCTCGTCCCACTCGGCGGCATCCCGGACGCAGTCGCCGTCGAGAAGCGGGACGTAAGTCATGGACTGGCGGTACTCGTTGAACGCCATTGGGTGCCGCCAATCGGCAGGTACGCGGCGAACCTTGCGACCCATGGCTCAGCCCTCCTGCTCGACGGAGTCGAAGCCCGCCCGCCACGTCGCGAAGCGCTGCGGGTCGTCCTTGATCTCGGGCTTGAGACACTTCTTGATCCCGGCGCGCCGGTCGGCCACGCCCTTCGCGAAGTCGGGGCTCTTCGGGTCGATCGTGGGCTCGGAGTCCTCGCCAGCGCCGCCACCGGCATCGCCGACCTGGGAGGCGTCGCCGGCATCCCCGGTCGCGCCGAACACGTCGTCGGTCCCGGTCTCGTCGTCGGGGTCGTCGTCCGGAACGGGCGCGGTCCCGCCCAGGGCGTCGAGCTTGCCGGAGAGCCCGCGCGGGGTGACGTCGCGGGCGCCCTCGGGGCCGGGCCGGCGGGTGTCGTCGATCTCGTCCTTCGCGTAGACCCCGAGCAGCACGTCGGGGAAGTGGCGCCGGCACCAGGCCCGGACGCTGTAGTAGTGGAGCTGCTGATCCGGATCGTTCTTCCACAGCGGCGAGTTCTTCGGCTGGATCGTGCCGAACGCGGGCGAGAGGTACGCCACGACCTCGCCCGGGCTGTCCGCGAGCTCGGCCCAGACCCGGCAGGTCCGCTTCTCGCCGAGGCCATCGTACTCGGTCTTGATCCGGCCCTTGATCGGGGCGCGCTGCAGGATCACGGCCTGGACGAGCTGCGCCTCGTAGGCGAGCCGGTCGTTGACCGAGTAGCTCTTGTTCGCCACCGCGTAGGGCGACATGCGCCATTCTAGCGCCTGGACGCAGACCGCGACGCAGGCGCCCGGGTTGCCCCGGAGGTGCTTGGGGACCGCGATCTGGGAGATCGCCATCAGCTTGGCGAACTCCATGACCTGGGACACGTCGGCGAAGGCGACGCCGCCGGCGGCGTCCGAGACCGCGATCTGCTTCGATGCGGCGGGATCGAGGCGCTCGGCGATGCGCTGCTCGGTCGCGGTGAGGGTGAGGGCGTGGGCCATCGGGGCTCCTATCGTCTGGCGTGGCGGGATCAACGGAACGAGGCGCGTACGTCCTCGAAGATGCGGACGCCTGGGATCGGCATGGCGCCCTTGTTGACCCGCACGTGGGCGCGGATCGCCTTCTCGATCTCGGCGCGGGGCAGGTAGGCGCGCAGCACCTCGAGCGGGATCGCGGCGAAGTCGGTGATCTCGAAGGTCCACTCGGTGCGCCCCGTGGCGAGCGTGCCCGAGGCGGTGCGGGTCCGGATCAGGTCGGCCGCGCCGGCCTGCGCAGCAGCGGTGGCCTGGGCGGCCTGGTCGGCGGCGACCTCGGCCCGGGCGTCGTGCTTCTCGGCCGTCTTGAGGCGGTTCGCTTCTTCTGCGCGGCGCGCAATCTCACGCTGGCGTTCGGCCTCCGCCTCGGCCCGGCGCGCCTCGGCCTCGCGGGCGGCGCGCTCCTCTGCCGCCTTCTTGCGGGCGTGATCGTCGGCGATGGCCTGGAACGTCTCGCGGATCTTCTCCAGGCGATCGGTGAACACGCCGAAGAACGCGTCGACCTCGCGTCCGGCCTGGAGGTGAGGCGCCTTCTCTGTGGTCCGCCTTGTGTCGATGCGGCGGACCAGGGCGCCGATGTCCTTGACCAGCGTGCCGATCGCGTCGAGGTCGGCCTCGGTCTTGATGGCGCGCGGGGCTGCGGTGGCGCGGGCCGCGACAGCCTCGACGTCCCGACGGACATCGGCATGGCGCTCCGCGAGGATCTCGGCATGGCCGAGCGGCGGGGGATTGTTGTGGCCAATCGTGGCCACGGCGACGGCAACGTTCATAGCGGGCGATCCTCAGGTCAGGCGGCGCGGGGGAAGCGGAGGACCCGGAACGACGTCGGCTCGACGGAGTAGCCGCGCCGGTGCTGCGTCTTCCAGGTGACGGTGGTCCCGCCGGCGAGGTGGCCGACGGCGTTGAGCCCGAGCTTTGCCTTGAACTCGGCCTCGATCTCGGAGCAGCGCTCCTCGGAGGCCTTGATCCCGGCCTTGAGCGCGGCGCGCTCCTGCAGGAGCACGGGCAGGTGGTTGTCGTCGGAGAGGTCGACCTCGGTGCCTTGGTCGGCCTGGAACATGCGCGCGATCGTTGCGCCGTCCCGGGCGTAGTCGGGGGAGGGCGCCTCGCCGCTCTCGACGAGGTCCCAGAACGCGCGGGTCGCGTCGCGGACCCGCTCGACGACGCCGGAGTGGACCGGCACGTCGACAACCTCGAGGTCAAGGCCGTGACCCACGACGAGGGCCGCGACGCAGGCCCAGTCCGCCCCGGTGAGGTAGGCCTCGACGATGGCCTGCACCGCGATCCAGAGCGGGGGCTCGACGATGCCGGTCTCGCCGTCGCGCCACTTCTGGCGGAAGATCATCGACTCGACCGATTTGACCTGGACGATGCCGCGGCCCCGCCTGGGGCAGGCCGCGAAGGCGTCGGGCGTGGCGCCGAGCCGTTCGGCCGGATCGCGGAAGTAGGCGCGGCCCGGCTCGAGGCTCCAGTCCGGGCGCTCCTCGGCGAGGAGCTGGAGCGCGACGGGCTCCAGGAGGCGGCCGCGGCGCATCGCCGGGCTCTCCTCGGCGTCCTCGTCGAGCTGGCCGGTCTTGCGGGCCCACAGCGAGTAGGGTGTCTCGTACTCGTGAACCCCGAGCAGCGCGCCGGCGACGCTCGCGGTGACGTCGGCCTGGCGCATCGCGAGCCACGAGGCGCGGTCGGTGACGGGATGGGCTTCGAACGGCATGGCTACTCCGCGGCGTCTGGGCGAGGGGAGGGCGGGACGGCCCGGCGAGCGGCGTCGCCGAGCGGGATCCAGGGATCGGCTTCGTCGTCGTTCGCAGCCTCGCCGAAGCGGCGGACCGGGCGGCCCCGGGTCGAGCGCAGGTGCAGCACCAGGACGGCGCCGATTAGGAGCGAGGCGACGAGGCCGGCGAGGGGCAGGGCGGTGCTCACCGGATCTCCTCCCAGAGCAGGGTGTCGATCAGCTCCAGGAACCCGGGGCGCGTGGTCTGGCGCGCCATCAGCGCAGCGGCTAGGACGGCTGAGAGCTGGGCGAAGCCGTCGCGCATCGGGACGTGGCGCCGGCCGAAGCCGGGGAGCGCGGGGGTGACGTAGACCGTCGCGACGATGCGCGGGGCGACCGTGCGGCGGGCGGGGCGGGCCCTCATGCTGCCGCCCTCCAGTCCGTCCAAGCCTTGTCCGGCGCGGAGCTGCTCACGGTGCAGACCAGCCCTCGGCCGAAGACTGTCGCGATCTCGATGCCGAGGATGACGAGCGGATCGCGCCAGCGCTTGAGCCACCGCTTCAGGTTGGCACGTGGAGCGAGCGGGCCGCCATCGGGGCAGTCCGCGTAGACCGCGTCGATGATCTCGTCGTAGCTGACGAGTGCTGGAGCCGCGGCGGCAAGCGCGACGACGATCCTGAACACGTCCTGCGGCAGGACCAGGGTTGCCCCGAAGCGTGAAAATGAGCAGGCGCCGTGGTCCGCAACGAGCACCTCGGCTGGGAAGCGCCGGCGGGAGTGGGCGGTTAGGATGACCATCACGCGGCCTCCTCGACACGGACCACGCCGGCCGCCACGAGGATGCGGTTCAGCTCCGAGCGGGCGAACGCGACGTCTCCGGAGAGAGCGCGGCAGGTCTGGTAGGCCGCCTCGGAACCCTCGCCGTACTGGCCGAGCAGGTGCGCGCGAACCGCATCGGCGCGAGCCTCCGCGCCGGCGAGCAGGGTGGAGAGGCGCTGCAGGTCCTCGGAAAGGGCGATGGAGAGCCGCGTCACGCCGCGATCCTCCGGGCGAGAGCCATGGCGGCGCGCTTCGTCGCGATCTGCTCGCGCCAGTACGCCACCATCATCTGGTTGCCCTTGGCCTTGCGGGCGTAGGCGGCGCGGTCCTGCTCGGCGTAGCGGGCCGCGGTCAGGTCGCCGGCGGCGCGGGCCTGGACGGCGCGGCGGAGCGCGGCCATCTCGCGCTCGACCTCGCCCAGGGCGAAGTCGAACTCGCGGATCGCAGCGTCACGGTAGATCGCGAGCTGGCGGGTGTCGGGATCGCGGGCGCTCTCGAAGAACACCGGCAGGTCGGACACGTCGGGGAAGGTGGTGGGCGGGCTCTGGAGGGGCATGTCGGCCATCCGTGTTCGGGATGTCCTCAGATTGTGTCAGCAAAATCTGATTGTCAATCTGTGTCTCAGCAAAATCTGATTAGAGCGTTGCGCCCGAAGCCTGTGGATAACTGTGGATAGAATTTTTCTCTCGACACACGCTATTCGAATCGGCAGCCTAGAACGAATGGAGAACAAATCGGGTGACCGATGGGACGCTTTTCAACGCGCAGCCGTTACGACGTTGGCCTAGCCGAGGTCGTCGAACTGGCGATCACGTGCGAGGACTGCGGGAAGGCGAGCACCTGGAACAGCCAGCGGATCCGCCACGAGTACGATCGCGGCTTCCGAACCGTCCCGCAGGTCTGGCAGCGGCTGTATTGCAGCTACTGCAAGAACCGCGAGCGCAGTCAGGGACGCAATATCCAGATCAAGCCGAAGCTAAGAAGCCGGGGGCGTATCAAACCGGAGAACGGACATGGGCAAGAGTGAGCGTAAGACCTACTTCGTCGTGCAGGCTTTCGTGGAGATCGACGACGTGGACCACCCGATCCCCGAGGAGCCGCGCGAGGCACCGTCGGCAGGCGCTGCCAAGAGCCTCGCTAAGGCGCTGGCTTTCGAGAAGGCCGGCGTGGTCGCGTTCTCGCGGACCGGGGATTTCGAGCTTGGGGAGTTCGAGGATGCCGTGATCCTGGAGAGCCACGGGCGCGTCCCGCACCTCGCGGACTTCTACGGCGACTAATTTTACGGACGGGCCGGGGCGTCTGGGGTGGGTGGCGCTATGTCAGCAGGCCGCTGAGATGGCGCCGGCGCGTTGATCGCGGGCTGCCCTTGTGCTCCCGGCGGCATGGGGATGGGAACAACAATGATGTTCGGCTGCGGTGGCACGCTCGGCGCATCAGCAGGCCGAGCGGCGAGGGCGGTCTGGATCGCCGTAAGTGCGGTGCTGATCGTAGCCGTCGTGTCCTGCCGTGCAGCGTAGACGAGTGCCAGGCTGCCGATCGTGCTGGTCGCCACCGTGCCAATGATGACGAGCGTGTTCGTCAGGATGAACACTCGCAACCCCGACACCTCCGCCTCAATCTTATCGAAGCGCTTGTCGTGCTCTGCGAGTTTCGCCCAGATGCGTTCCATATCTCCAGATGTGCCACCCGGCCCACTCGGCGGCAAGGGCGGCAGCTGACCGCTTCCAACCCCTGAACTGGCCGTGTTCCCACCAACAAGACTCAGCTTTGGACGATCGTTCATTTTGAGCTTACGATTTTGTGATTGTGCAGACGTACAAAGCCACAATTATCACAAGTAAGCATATAGACTTCAACTCGTCTTAATTCCACGCCGCTGGAACCTTCCTGTTTTTGCAGAAACGTGAGATTTACAACTTGAACATCGTCTGAGGAATTAGCCTGCAACTCGGCGGTCCAGGCATTCTCGTTGCAGAATGGGCAAGGATTGACGGAGCCGCGCGCTTCAAGCCAATTCAGAAGATCGTTCGTTGTTTTCATCGAGCGTCAGACCCCCAGCAGCTCGGAATACGGGATCACCCGATGGAGCGCCTTAACCCGATCCCGTTCGAACTCGATCTCTTTCGCCGGATTAAACTGGCTGACGACGATCCTCGTCGGGGTGCGCTTGACCAGGCGCTTGAGGAAGCCAGCGCCGGGCTCGCCGTCCTCCTCCGCTAGGAGCTCGACGATCACGTAATCGCCGATCTGAGGCGGCCGCACCGGGTCGACGTAGATCGATTCGCCCTCCTCGTACTTGGGTTCCATGCTCTGGCCGCGCACGTAGATCGAGTAGACCTTGTCCTTGCCCTCGAGGCTCCGGGGCCGGGGCACGTAGTCGTCGGTGTTGCCGTTGAACCGGAAATCGCCGTCGTCGCCGCCGTAGGCCGTGCCGAGGACTGGGACGTTGCGAGGGCCGCCCAGCTGCGGAAGTGGGGGCTGCTCGGCGGGGAAGCTGATGTTGGGGACGAGGTCGGCGCCAGAACCGGACGTCTGGTTCACTGGACGGGGATCGGCCTCTGCGGTTCGGCCGAGGAGGAAATCCTCAGTGGTACCTAGAGCCTGTGCCAGCTTGTCGAGGTTTGCCCCACGAACGTCGGCCTTATGGCCGCGGACGATGTCGTTGATGAACGCCAGATTTTTGAAGCCGCCACGCCGGGTCGCCTCGGCCTGCGTAAGGCCGCGTGTTGCAAGCAGGTGCTTCACTCGTTCCTGAAGGGAATTCATATCGGAATTATCTGAAGCTTGGCATCAGATGGATAGCCGGAAATTGCTGATTGACGTTCAGCAAAATCTGATGCTCACTAGTGGGCATGGAAGAGACCCTTCGTTCCCACTTCTTTGCGCTCCGCGACGCGTATTGCGGGGCGACGGGCGCATCTCCGAGCACCGTGGCGCAGGCCGCGTGCGGCGACTGGCGGTTCTTCGATCGCATCGGAGATCCCGAAAAGCCGGCCTCATTCCGAATCCGGACGTACGATGATGCTCGGCAGTGGTTCTCTGACCGCTGGCCCGACCGGGTGGAGTGGCCGACAGGGGTCGAACGTCCTGAGCCGCGGGCGAAGGGCGAGGCCGCTGGCAAGGCGGTCGCGTGATGCCGGCCCCCGACGTCACCGTCGACATCTTGTCGGGCCGGATCGAGCTGCGCTGCGCCGGCGTGATCCTGGAGGCACTCGACGCTGACGACGCGCGGCGGATCGGCGTCGAGCTGATCGAGAAGGCGGCGCTGCTGGACGCGGCGCGCACCGGGACGAGCGATCCCTACCTTTCGGCCGACCGCCTCGTGCCGCGCAACAGCGGGGAGCGCGCCTAGATGCCCGACTGCGACGACGCTCCCCCGCCCCGTGCGCCGCTCCAGCAGGTCCTGGCCGACGGCACGCGCCGGCACACGACCCACGACGGCTACCTCGACCTGCCGGCCGAGCCTCGGCTTCACGCCGATGCGGTTCGGATCAACGGCGTGCGCCACGAGCTCGACTCCGACGATCACCGGGAGGGCACCTCGTCATGACGTGGTGGGCCTGGCTCCTGGTCTGGGGTTCGTTCAACGCCGGCTTCGTCGCGGGCGGCCTGTGGTCGACACGACGCGTCCGGGTCGTGGTGCGCGAGCACTGCGATACCGTGGCTCGGCTGCACGGGGTGCGGCTATGAGCACCCGCGCTCAAATGGCAAGCGCACGGGCAGCCCTGCCAGGGGCCGATCCCGTGCGTACTGACACCGCGATGGTGCCCCCGTGCTGCCCAGCCCGCGGCTCCATCCTGATCCACACGGGGGCTTGAGATGAACGCTCTCACCCCCTCCGTCACGTCGGGCTCCTTTCCCAGCACGTCCTCGATGCACACAGCATCGAGGAGCGGCATGGGACAGTCACACCTAACGTCACGGCAACTGGACGACGCCGGGCGCACAGTTGTCGCCGAGCGGATCAACGCGTTCCTGCGGCAGCTCTACCCGCTCAAGACCGCCGAGGCCGTCGCGGCGGACACAGGGATCTCGGCCAACACGGTGGCGAAGTGGCTGGAGCGCGGCTCCGCGCCGAGCACCTGGGCGACGTTCCGGCTGATCGGCGCGTACGGCCCCGAGTTCGCCTGCGCCGTGATGGCGAACCCTCCCGCCTGGCTCGACCGGGCCGCGCGCGAGGAGGAGCAGCGCCGGTTGCGCACCGAGATCGCGGCGCTCGAGGCACGCCTCCGCGGGAGCGCGGCGCCATGAGCGGGCTCCGGCGAATCTTCTTCGCGTTCTGGGCCGCGGTGTTCCGCCGGCTCTCTGACGGCGAGCTGCAGGCCTCCAAGGGCCTCGAATGGCTCGCGGACTGGTGTGAGGAGCGGGCCCGACCGCCCGAGAGAGGAGAGCGAGATGCCGAAACGCGGAAGAGGTAAGAAGGCCGACCAGCCCGGGGTTGTGAAGTTCACGCCCAAGCAGCTCGTCGACGCGGTCGCCGATACGGTGCGCCTGCAGAACCAGCAGTCCGAGTACGGCGGCTTCGCGTCCCGGCAAAAGGCCGCGTTCTGCAAGAAGCACGGCTTCGACACGACCGTGTTCGGCTGGCTCGCGAAGCTGCGCAAGCTCGACGACGAGCTCAAGGCCCAGAGCCTCGTCGAGCAGTTCCTGCTCGGCGTCGAGGCGATGGGCATCGTGCGCCAGGGCGACCTGTTCTCCGAGGCCTCGAAGATCTCGGAGCGGATCCGCGCCCGGCTCGTCGAGGAGACCGACGAGGGCGAGCCCGACCCGACCGGCGACGAGGCGCTCGCCACGTTCCAGCGCCGGCTGGAGGAGAACGTCGACAAGGCTCCGACCCCGGAGCAGGTCGACGCTCAGACCGCGGAGCGGGCCCAGCGCCGTCGTCGGCGCGACGTCACCCAACCCGTCCTCGACGAGCTGCCCGAGGGCTCGCCCACGGCCGACATCCGGGCCGAGGTCGCGAAGGGCGACGCGAAGATCCGCGATCTGTGCGGCCGCAAGGCGCCGGGGCAGGACGCGGTCGAGGGCAACGACGTCTCCGGCGCCAGCGTCGCGTTCCCGGATCCGCCCGCCCGTCCCCAGCCGCCGGCCGGAGCCTGAGCATGTCCGAGTTGGGCCCCGTCACGATCCGGCTGGCCGGCGAGCCCAAGGGCAAGGGCCGGGCCCGCTCGACGTTGATCAAGCCGAAGGCGAAGCCCGCCTTCATCTCCACGTATCCCGATCCGGACACCGCGATGTACGAGAGCCACCTGAAGCTCGCCGCGCAGCGCGTCATGGAGGGCCGGCCGCTCCTGACCGGCCCGCTCCAGGTTAGCGTGTTCGCCTTCATGACGATCCCGGCGAGCTGGTCGAGGAAGCGCCAGGACATGGCGCGCCGCAACGAGCTGCGGCCCACGAAGAAGCCCGACTGGGACAACTTCGCGAAGATCCTCGACGCCCTCAACAAGGTGGTATGGGACGACGACGCTCAGATCGTCGACGGCTTCGTGCGCAAGTTCTTCTCGGACACGCCCGAGCTCGTCGTGACGGTCGAGCCCGCCCGGCTCCCCGTTCCTGGCGTCCAGGCTGCCGTCGCGCCCGCCGAACAGCTCCAGCTCGCGGTGGCGTCATGACCGAGCTCAAGCCCTACGATCCGAAGCGGTTCACCCGCCCCGTGCCGATCACCCGGCAATACGAGGTCCTGAAGCACTGGACCCCGCACGCGAAGCGATGGTGGTGCTACCTGGAAGGCATTTTCGCGAGCAGCCCGACCGCGATCTCGATGTGGTCGTGGTGGGACCTCGACGCGGCGTTCGAGGACATGGTGCCCGTGTTCCGGGACGTCGGCCGGCTCGCGAGGCGCCTCGGCGACAACGATGCGCGCGAGCTCCTTTCCACGCTGGCCGACCTCGGCGCGCATGCCGGCGCCGGGCGGCTGCGCAGCCTCATCAGCGAGCTCCAGGTCGAGGCGAGCCGGCTCAAGGCGGAGCAGGCCGAGCGAACGCGGGAGGCCGCGGAATGAAGCCGCAGCGCTCCGTCGACCTGTTCGCTCCGCTCCCGCCCTGGCCTTTCGGGGCGCTGCGCCCGCACGCCTACAACCTCATCGCGGCCGATGCCCCGTGGAAGTACGAGGCCTACAGCGAGCGTGGCGAAGCCAAGGGGGCGGGAGCGCAATACGAGTGCCTGGAGGCCGAGGAGATCGCGGCGCGCTTTCCCGTGCAGGACCTCGCCGAGCCGACATGTCTCCTGCTGTGCTGGGCGACGTGGCCGCTGATCGACCGCCAGCTCGCATGCGTGCGGGCCTGGGGCTTCGAGTTCAAGTCCATCTTCGTCTGGCAGAAGGTGTTCCCGAGCGGGAAGCCGGCGATCGGCACCGGGTATCGGGTCCGCTCGATGTGCGAGCCCGTCATCGTCGCGACCCGCGGGGATCCGCGCCACCGCGCCTTCCCAGGGTTCTTCGCCGGAATTCGGCGCGAGCACTCCCGCAAGCCCGAGGCCTTCTACGAGCTCGTGTCGAGGTGCTGCCCCGGCCTGCGCCGGCGCGCCGACCTGTTTGCCCGTCAATCCCGCGAGGGCTGGGACACGTGGGGCAATGAAGCCACCAAGTTCGACGAGGTCGCGTCATGACGGATCTCTGGATCAAGCCGGATCGCCCGGCCCGAGAACGTGCCGACCCGGTCGTCGTGACGCTGAGCGGCCCCGGGGCCGAAGCGCTCCGTCGTCTGGCCCGCCAGCTCGATTCGACGCCGCAGGAACTCGCCGAGATGATCATCTCCGAGGCGCTGGTCCTGAAGATCTCGCTCCACGCGCTCGCCGAGGCGCCGGCCCAGGGGAATGCGTGATGCGCTACCCCCCTGAGATCCTCGACGAGATCCGCGCCCGGCTCCCCGTCTCGACGCTCGTCGCGAAGCGGGTCCGGCTCAAGAAGGCCGGCCGCGAGTGGAAGGGGCTCTCGCCCTTCCAGGCCGAGAAGACGCCGTCGTTCTTCGTGAACGACCAGAAGGGCTTCTTCCACTGCTTCTCCTCAGGGCGCCACGGCGACGTGTTCGCCTGGGTCCAGGAGATCGAGGGCCTGACCTTCCCCGAGGCTGTGGAGCGGCTCGCCGCCCAAGCCGGGGTCGACCTGCCCAAGGAAAGCCCCAGGGCTGCCGCCGAGGCCCGCCGGCGCCGGGATCTCCACGACGTGCTCGCGCTCGCCGCCGCGTTCTTCGAGGGCGCCCTGAAGCGCCCCGAGGCCGCACCGGCGGCGGCGTTCCTGACCCGGCGGGGCCTGGCCTCGCACGAGGTCCTGACCCGGTTCCGGCTGGGCTACGCGCCGGCGGAGCGATACGCCCTTCGCGATCACCTCGCGGCGCAGGGCGTGCCGGTCGAGGACATGATCGAGGCGGGGCTCCTCGTCACGGGCGAGGACATCGCGGTGCCCTACGACCGGTTCCGCGACCGTGTCATGTTCCCGATCCGCGACGGGCAGGGCCGGGTGGTCTCGTTCGGCGGGCGGGCGGTTCGCCCCGAGGTGCAGCCGAAGTACCTCAACGGGCCGGAGACGCCGTTGTTCTCCAAGGGCGCGCTCCTGTTCAACCTGGACCGAGCCCGCGAGCCGGCGCACCGCTCCGGCGTGGTCCACGTCGTCGAGGGCTACACCGACGTGATCGGGCTCAACCGGGTCGGGATCCGCGACGCGGTCGCGACGCTCGGCACGGCGCTCACCGCGGATCACCTCGCGCTGCTCTGGCGCCTCGCCGACGAGCCCGTGCTCTGCTTCGATGGGGACGGCGCGGGGCGGCGCGCCACGTGGCGCGCGATCGACGTCGCGCTCCCGCTCCTCGCGCCGGGCAAGTCGCTGCGCTTCGCGGTTCTCCCCCCGGGCCAGGACCCCGACGACCTCGCCCGTGCGGGCGGGCGCCCCGCTGTGGACCAGGTCCTCGGCGCGGCCCGGCCCCTCGTCGACGTGCTCTGGGAGCGCGAGGCCTCGGCCCCGAGCGACACCCCGGAGCGGCGCGCCGCGCTGGAGCGCCGCGTCGAGGACCTCGTCGCCGGCATCTCGGATCGGGCGGTGCGGTTCCATTACGGGTCGGCGCTGCGCGCCAGGCTTCGCGACGCGTTCCGGCCGCCGGCGCGGGTCTACCCCTCTCCCGAGCGGGGAGGGGGGCGCGGCGGCGCGGCGCGGGCCGGGGCGGGGCCGCTCGCCTCGCCGGCGATGCTTGCCGTGCTGGCCGGGCTGAAGGCGCGCAGCGCCGCCGAGCCCGGATCGTTCGACGGTGACGAGGAGGCCTGCGCGTGACGGGCAACGTGGTCTCCATCACGCGCGACGGCGCCCCGCCGCACCCGGCCGCGAACGCGCAGCTCGAGGTGGAGCTCCTCGGCGCCGTGATCATGGCGCCCGAGGCCTTCGCCGCGGTCGCGCCCCTCGTCACGGCGGAGCACTTCTCGGAGCCCGTGAACGCGGAGGTCTACCAGGCGCTCGCCGGGATCTTCGCCGATCAGGTCCCGCTCACACCTGGCACGGTCGACCAGCGCCTCGGCGTCGCCCTTGCGGGCCGGGATCTCGGCGCCGGCGTCACGGTGCGCGACTTCGTGCGCATGCTGGCCGAGAACGGCGCCCGGGTCCCGGGCTCACCCGTGGAGCACGCCCGGGCGGTCTCGGCGCTCTGGGCGATCCGCCAGATCGGCGCGATCGGCACCGAGACGCTGCGCACCGACGGTTACGACCCACACCGGTTCCTCGGCGAGCTCCTCGACCGGGTCGACGGGGTCCGCGCCTCGCTGATCGGCCGGGAGCGCCGCACCGCGACGCTGGGCACCGTGGCGGATCAGATCGTCGATGGGCTCGCGGCCGCGCTCCGGGGCGAGCGGCCGCCCGTGATCAAGACGGGCCTCACCGCGCTCGACACCGCGCTGAAGGGCGGGCTCCACCCCTCGACCGTGATCGTCGGCGCGGGCCGGACCAGCATGGGCAAGTCCGTGCTCGGCACCGAATGGGCCGACGCCGCCTCCGAGCAGGACTACGCCACCGTGTACCACACCTTGGAGATGGACCAGGTCCAGGTCGGGGCGCGCATCCTGTCGAGCCGCCTGGAGCGGCGCGGGGTCCACATCCCGTACAGCGACCTGATGAGCGCCGACGACGTCGACCAGACCGGCGCGGAGCACGTCGCCGATCTCGCGGCGCGCCTCGCGGAGCGCCCGCTCCGCATCGAGGAGGGCGGGGGTGTCACGATCGCCGACATCGCGGCCTCCTCGGAGCGGCGGATGAACGAGCTCGTCCGGAAGGGCGCCAAGCCCGGCCTCGTCGTGATCGATCACGCGCACCTGGTCCGCGCCACGAGGCGCATGGAGAACCGTGTCGCGGAGATCACCGAGGTGTCGAACGGAAGCGTCGCGCTCGCGAAGCACCTCGGGTGCACCGTGCTGCTGCTCGCCCAGCTCAACCGCATGGTCGAGGGCCGCGACGACAAGCGCCCGACGCCGGCCGATCTGCGCGGCGCGGGCTCGCTGGAGGAGGACGCCGACGCGGTGCTCTTCCTCTACCGCCCGGCCTACTACGTCGAGCAGTCCGCGGCGTACCGGAAGGGCGAGACCGTCGCCCTCGACGAGTACGACGCGTGCAAGCACGACCTCGAGCTCATCGTCGGCAAGAATCGGCGGGGCGGTCGCAACGAGGTCATTCGGGCGTGGATCAGCCCGGCGCACAACGCGATCCGAAACTGGGACTGGAGGGGGTGACGGTGAGTGGTTCGCTCAAACGTGTCGAGCTTGCTGAGCTGCCGAAAGCAGCCAGCAGATACGTCTATGTGGTCGCGGAGCAGGCACATCCGATGCCGCTCAAGATCGGTGTGGCGCGTCACCCGCTCTGGCGCCTCCACGACCTTCAGAGCGGAAACCCGCGCAGACTTGAACTGCTGGCCGCCTGGGAGGTCGGGACGGATCGAGCATTCGCGATCGAGCGGCACGTCAAGGAGCAGCTCGCGGGCCGCAAGGTGCTCGGCGAGTGGTTTATGGCCGGCCTCTCCGAGGTCGAGGCTCTCATCGAAGGCTCGGGGATTTAGGACCATGACAGAGCCGCTCGTCCCAGCCCACGTCGACCTGCGCGACTTCGCCTTCATGCCCTTGGAGGTCGCGCGCCTGCGCGACTCGGCCATCGTCGACCAGGTCTCCGGCGAGGAGTTCCGGGCGGCCATCCTGCTGTGGTGCGCGTCCTGGCATCAGCTTCCCGCGGGCTCGCTCCCCGACGACGATCGCCAGCTCGCGAAGTTCGCCGGCTATGGCCGGGTCGTCTCGGAATGGCTGAAGGTGAAGGACGGCGCCTTGTACGGCTTCGTGCGGTGCTCCGACGGCAGGCTCTACCATCCCGTGATCGCCGAGAAGGCGGTCGAGGCCTGGGAGAAGAAGCACGAGTACCAGGAGCGCGTGAGCCAACGCTCCGAGCAGGCCCGTGCCGCCGCTGAGGCGCGGTGGGGCAAGAAGGATCCCGAGACCACGGCCGCCGCAAAGCCGACGCAGCCCGAAGGGGAGGAAACTGCAAAGCCAGCGGCACCGCCTTCGTCTGCCGATGCAAATGCTCATGACGAGCCCGAGCAATGCGAGCGCAATGCGTCTGCAATGCCGAAAGGGAGAAGTAAGGGACAGGGAGAAGTAAGGGACAGGGAGAAGGAAACGCGCGCGCCGGAGCGCGCCGCCGCGGCGCGGGCCGGGGAGGGCAGGGGCAGCGACGAGCTCGGGCCCTGGTTGCGATCCCTCGTCGGCCAGCTCCCCGTCCTGGTCGACCCGAACATCGGGCCGATCCTGGCCCTCATCGACGAAGGCCTGACCCGGTCCGACATCGAGGCGGGCATCGCTGCAGCGATCGAAAAATCGCACAAGAAACCGCGATGTTGGGCTGATTTCGACGGCTGGATCCGTCGTGCCGCCAAGGATCGGCTCGCCGCTGCGCCGGCCGGGACGGTTCCGCCGAAGCCCGTCGACCCCGCCGTGGAGCGCCGCGGCCGTCTCGCCCAGGCCAAGGGGTTCGTCCGCGACAAGCGCTGGTCGGATTCGTGGGGGCCGCGGCGGGGCGAGCCGGGCTGCGTCGTCTCCGACGAGCTCTGGGCCCAAGCCGATCGCGAGGTCGCGGCGGAGGCTGCAGCGGCACGAGAGCGGGCCTCGGGCTCCAACGGCTCGGCGGCGAGGCACTAGCCCCCTCCGGATCGATGGACCAGCGCGCCTCCGCCCCCCTGACCTGGACGCCCGAGCTGGTCTGCACCCGCATGGTCGAGGCGTTCCGGGAGCACCCGCTGGGGCTCGACGAGCGGGCCCGGGCCGCCGAGGTCCTGACCTGGCCCGCGCTGCACCTCCTTGCGCTTCCCGACGAACGCGACGCGCTGCTCTGGTGGGCGAAGTGGAAGGCGAGGGGGCTCTCGATCCGGGAGCAGTGCAAGGCCCGGGGCTGGTCCAGGGTAACGTTCATGCGGCGGAAGAACCGGGCGTGCGAGGTGATCGCGGGTGAACTGAACGGAAGCGGGTCACGGCACGCGCGACCCTAGACGGCGGCCCTGGCCAGAACCGCAGCTTCGACGGCGGCGGCCGCTTGCTGGATGAGCCGCGCCGCCTCGAAGAGGTCGAGCAGGGCTTGAGCGCGCACCTCCGCTTCCATGTCGAGCCCGCCCATCCTGCGGGCGGCATCGCTGATCCGCTCGACGGACTGGATGAGATCGTTCGTGACCTGGATGGCCGGCTGCTTGGTGAGGGCGGTGTTCAGCGCAATGATGTTCGACATGAAGGATCTTCGTGAATCGGAGTGAAAACGGGGATCGCAACCGTCAAACGACGCTACGAGCTGCTGATATGCAAAGTGGTAGGCGGCCCTGGTTAAACGTCCGTTTCACGTTGCGGTCATCTCGGCCTCGGCGTGCGCGGGTAAGTAGATCACCAGAGTAGCTTGACAACGAATCCAGAACGGCGGGACGCATAGGCCAACGATAACAATCCTATGATGCGGGCCATGAACGCGACCTCCTCCTCTCGTCCCAAGGTCGCCGCTCGCGCCGCCCCGGGACCCGGCGCCACGACCCGCGACAAGCGACGGCGCGCCCGCCAGCAGCACGCCAAGACGGCGCGCGACACCGAGATCGAGGTCGTCGAGCACCGCGTCGAGGATCCCTGGCCCGATCCGGCGCGCGACCCGCTCCTCGCGCCCCAGCGCGTCCCCGTCGCGTTCAACCGCCGGGTCGATCTCCTCGAGGTCGAGCGCGCCCACAAACGCATCACCGAGGCGGAGTACTGCACCGGGCGCCTCGTCCAGGCCGTGTTCGAGCGCGCCATGGGGCAGGTCGGCGGGGGAGGGTGGAACGCGGGCGACAAGGTCGACGCGGCGTTGAAGCACGAGCTCACCGTGATCTACGCCCTCGACACCGCCGAGAAGGTTCAGGGCCTGGTCCAGCGGATCGAGCGCGCCGTCGGCACGGTGGGGACGCGCTTCCTGCGCCAAGTCCTCGTCGGCCGGGTCTCGTTCGCCCAGTACGCCGCCCAGCGCGGCAAGGGTGGGGATCGCGGCACGTCGCAGGTCGCGGGGCACTTCCGCTTCCTCCTGGAGGACCTCTCCGAGGCCTGGGCGGCGCGCGGCGTCGCGGCCGGGGAGGGCGCCCTGACCGAGGATGGGCGTGGGACGGATCGCCGGCGAGAGACGGCGATCCGCGGCCATCAGGAGCTGGCAGGCGAGGGTGAGGAGTTCGACGCGGCTGGCACGCAGGTTCCGGTGGGGAAGGGGTTTCGCCTCGCGAACGATGCGGGCGCGGTCGACCGTTGGCGGCCTGCTGCGAAGCGTAAGCAGCTCGAACGCGAGGCCGTGGACAAACCGGCCCTTGGGTCCCGCTGATCTTTGTCGGGCATTAGGAGCGCGCTACTGTGAGCGCATTGCCTGACAGCGGTTACGGATCCCGACGATGTTCAAGTCTCGTACTCTCTTCATCGTTGGTGCTGGTGCGAGCGCAGAAATCGGTCTGCCGACCGGAGCTGCGCTCAAAGAGCAGATCGCCAGTGCCGTCGACATTCGGTTTGAGGATGGTTTCCGCATGACACGCGGCGATCACAAAATTGCCGACGCACTGAAGAGGTACTGTATCGCTCGGCCGGAGGCTCACCTCAACGTCAATACGTTCTATGGTGCCGGCCGACTGATTGCAGCCGCCCTGCCGCAGGCTATCTCGATCGACAATTACATCGATGCTCACCGAGGCAACGGAACGATCGAGCTCGTCGGAAAGCTCGGAATTGTGAGTGCGATCTTGTATGCTGAGCGGAACAGCAAACTATACATTAACCCGGGCGACGGAAATTATGACCCTTCGTCTATCAATGGGGCGTGGTATCTGCCCTTTTTTCAGATCCTGACGGAGAATGTGGCCGTTGCCGATGTGGACTCGCTTTTCGACAACGTCGACATCATCACGTTCAACTATGACAGGTGCATCGAGCATTTCCTCTGGGAAGCTATCCAGCGCTATTACGACGTGAGCCCTGAGGCTGCAGCCGTGAGCATGAAACGGCTCAGGATCCTGCACCCGTACGGCCGGATCGGCTGCCTGCCTTGGGAGTTGAAGCCGCAAGCCATCCCCTTCGGCATGAGCCCGGACTCCGGAATCCTGCTGTCCTTAGTCGAGGGCATCAAGACGTTTACGGAGCGGGTCGAGGAGGGGACCCTCCTCGCTGCAATCCACAATGCTGTTGAGAAGGCCGAGATCATTGTGTTTCTCGGCTTTGGCTATGCCGATCAGAACATGCAACTCCTCACGCCGAGGCGGAGCGACTATCAATCGACTGCTCGACGTGTCTTTGGCACTGCGAGCGGCATGTCGAAGAGTGACGCCGGGGTAGTGACGAGCGAGATCGGGCAAAACCTGCTCGGTCGCGGCTGGCACGGCATTGACCAGAGGTTCACTAACCTGGCAATCGAGCTCCGGACCGACCTCCGCTGTGCTGGCCTCTTCAGCGAGTTCTGGCGCAGCATCTCGCGTGCTTGACACCCGACGGGCAAATCTCCTACGAACGTCACGTTCGAAGAATTGCGCCCCAGCCCACCGGCTCCGGGGCGCTTTTCGTTTCGGCGTGTGCCCGTCCGGCAGCCCTGGCCGCCCTCGACCGGCCGGTGACCCTGAGCGGGACGATCCCGCCCACGCCGAAACGTGAGGCGCTTCCGAACCTTAAGCACACGTTCGCGTTCCAGTGGGGATGCGCAACGGGCTGCAATCTCCTATGATCGGGCCTTGATGACGACCTCATCCGCAGGACCCGCCGGCGAGATCGCCGCTGTCGAGGACAGGCTCCGCCGCGTCCCGTCACGGGTGCTGCGCGACGGCGAGGCTATGGTGGAGTGGCTCGACGAGATCCGGGCCCAGCTCCGGTCGATCCGCAAGGGTCTGCCCGATCAGTCGCGGACCGCAGCCGCGGTCCAGCCCGAGGCGAAGGCGCGCTTCGAGGCTGGCGTCATCACCGACCGGACCGGACGCTCGATCCGGGCCGAGCGGCGCCGTCGCCGAGCGGCGTGATCGCTTCCGATAACTGCCCTTCCCGGAAGCGAAACGGCATCAGCGACTAAACGGCCAAATCGTTACACAGCAACGGGTTGAGCCCGCCTCACCATCGTCGCGGGGCTTGCACCGAAATGACCAATCGCCTTCCCGTGCCGGTCTCGGCCGGGGGGACCCCGACACCCGCTTTCACGGATGCACTGGAGCGGGCAGGGGAGTACGCCCGCGCGGACAAGTCGGACGCGACCCGCCGGGCGTACCTCTCCGACTTTCGCGACTTCTCGATCTGGTGCGCCGCCGCGGGCGCCATGGCCTTCCCTGCCGGGATCGAGACGGTCGCCGCCTACCTCGCCTCGCTCGCCGATCGCGGGCTGAAGGCCTCGACGATCACCCGGCGCGCCGCCGCGATCGGCTACGCCCACCGGATCGCGGGCCACGAGCCCCCGACCAACGCCGAGCCGGTCAAGGCCGTGCTGCGCGGGATCCGCCGGCGGATCGGGGTTGCGGTCGAGCGCAAGGCGCCGGCCACAGCCGCCACGGTCACGACGATGCTGAAGCGCATCCCGGACACCCTCACGGGAAAGCGGGACAGGGCGCTCCTGCTGATCGGCTTCGCCGCCGCGCTGCGCCGTTCCGAGCTCGTCGAGCTCACCGTCGCCGACCTGGAGCGGACCCCAGACGGGATCTTCGTCCACATCCGCCGCTCAAAGACGGACCAGGTCGGAGAGGGTCATGTCGTTGCTGTGCCGCGTGGCGGAAAGCTTCGCCCGGTTCAGGCGCTGGAGGCCTGGCTCGCCGCGGCGGGGATCGCAGACGGTCCATTGTTTCGGCCGATCGGCAAGGGCGGACGTGTCGCGCTCGACGCGCTGACCGACCGCTCCGTCGCTGACATCGTGAAGCGCCACGCCGCAGCGGCCGGGCTCGACCCGACGATGTTCGCCGGCCATTCGCTGCGCGCCGGATTCGTGACCTCCGCCCTGGAGAGCGGGGCGGACCTTCTCAAGGTGATGGACGTGACCCGTCACCGCGAGGTGAAGACGCTCAAAGCCTACGACCGCCGGGCCAAGGCGTTCCGCAATCATGCCGGGAAGGGCTTCCTGTGATGCTGACCGAAACGCAGCTTGATCGCCTGCCGCCGGTGGCCGCCGATATCGTGCAGGTCGATCGCGAGATCACCGCCGCGCTATGCGCTCCCGTTCACGACTTCGCAAAGCTCCGCGTGCTGCGCGCCCGCCGCGCTGAGCTGTCCCGTACCGCCGACCAGCGCTGGGGCGTGCCGCTGCGAGGCGACGGCCCGCGTCCGGTCTGAGGAGAGGTCATGACCCTCGAGCAGATGATCCGCGAGGCGAACGACGCGGCTACGCCCCACCTGGAGTTCCGGATGCGGACGTTCCACGTCTACCCGGCCTGGTCACCGTCCCCGCTCGCCGGCAAGGCCGTGGTCTACGTCCACCCGCTCGGCCGTGACGGCCAGACGCTCGACTTCGTGGTCGAGGGCAACACCCTCGTCCCCATCGGCGAGGCGACCGGACCTTCCGAGAACGGGGTGCGCGGCCTGTGACGACCACGATGTCAGAGGAGCGCGCCCGACAGTGGGACCGGCGCTTCGAGCGGTTCGAGGACGCTGTGGCGCGCTGCACGATCAACGGCGCCTACGGGGACGCCGGCCGGGCCCTCGGCCTGCTGAGCCGCGCCTATCGCTGCTGGGGCCGCGAACTCTTCCTGCCGCCGCGCCGCCGGGTCGTGCACCTGGCGTTCCGCGCCGGCGAGCCGGTCATCACGGCGGGGATCTGACATGACGATCCTCGACCCGAAGACCGGCATCACCTACTGGGTCGATCCCCGCACGGGGACCATGACCCCGGTGAAGCGGTGAGCCCGGCGCGACACCGCGCCGGACCCATCCGCCATCAGTACCGGCGATAGTAGACCCGCGAGCGGTAGACCGGGCGGGAGCGATAGTAGGACCGCACGTAGCGGGCGCGCGACGGACGATAATAGGACCGGACGTACCGGGTCCGCGGGCGGTAATAGCCGCGCGTGTAGGTTCGCCGGTAGCTCCGCGAGTAGCTCCGACGATAGCTCCTGCTGTAGCTCCTTGAGCCGCCGCGGCGAGTGTATTCCGCGGCCTCCGAGCTGCGTTCGAAGTTGGCAAGCGCCTTGTTCGTCGCCTCGGAAGCCCTGACCGGCATGAAGGCGCACGCCGCGAGAGCGACGAGCGCGATTACGATCCTCTTGATCATACGCATACCCCTGTACTCTTCCCTTGGGAGACAGGAGCGTAGCAGGAGCGAGAAGCCCGGCAAGGGAATGTAAAATCTATGGTGAAAGCCGCGATGTCCTGCACGCGTTGCTCACAGGCCGGCCAGGCGGTCGGTGCGGCGCGGCCGGCCCTCGCCGGGATCCCGCTCGGGGTGACGGTCACCCCGGCCGAGGCCCGCGCGCTCATGTCGGCGCAACCCGTCGAACGCCTCGTCCAGGACGTCGTGGCCGACGCGATGCACCAGGTGCCGACCGACGCCGAGCTCGTCACCGAGCCGGCACAGCGCTTCATCGCGGGCCGGGTCGTCTTCGTGCTGCGCCGGTTCGGGCTGCTCCCGTGATCGGCACCCGGCCGCGCCCGCCCGAGGACCTCCTCGGCGCCGAAGGCGCGCTCACCGGTCGCCCGTTCCGGCCCGCGCCCGAGCTCGCGGCGTGGGCTCACGCGACGTTCATCGCGGAGGACGCCCCGCTCCTCAACGAGGAGCACGAGCACCTCCGGGACGCGGCGATCGGCTTCGTGTGGACCTCGACGGGCAACGCCCGCCACGGCAACACCGTCGTGGGCCAGGCCGAGATGACGACGTTCCAAGGTGGGCGCTGGTCGAAGGGCCGGCAGATCCAGCAGCTCTGCGAGTGGTTCGGCGAGCTGCCGGACTTCCTCGTCACGATCGATGCGGGCTACGCCGATCAGGCCAGCGACGCCGCGTTCTGCTCGCTCGTCGAGCACGAGCTGCTCCATTGCGGCCAGGAGCGCGACGGGTTCGGGGCTCCGAAGTTCCGCCGCGACGGATCGCCCGCCTTCGCGCTGCGCGGCCACGACGTCGAGGAGTTCGTTTCCATCGTAGTCCGCTACGGGGTCGGGGCCGCGGCGGGCCGCACCGCCGATCTGGTCCGGGCCGCGGCCCAGGCGCCCCTGATCGGCGCCGACGAACTCCGGGGCGCGTGCGGGACCTGCGGCGGGCGGCTCTAGGCTTGACCCCGGCAAGACGAGGCACGACCCATGGCCACGCTCACCGATGAGGTGAAAGCCTTCATCGTCCAGGGACTTGCCTGCTTCGATCAGCCCTCCGTGGTGGTCGAGGCGGTCAAGGCCGAGTTCGGGCAGGTCGTGACCCGCCAGCAGGTCGAGGGCTACGACCCGGGCAAGCGCGCCGGGGCCAAGCTGTCCGAGAAGTGGCGCGCGATCTTCGCCGAGACCCGCAAGGCCTTCCTGGAGGACACCGCGGCGATCCCCGTGGCCAACAAGGCGGTGCGGCTCCGTATCCTGCAGCGGCTCGTCGAGCGGGCCGAGGCCCGGGGCAACGCGCCCCTCGTCGCCGAGCTCCTGGAGCAGATCGCGAAGGAATGCGGCGACGCGTTCACGAACCGGAGGGAGCTGACCGGCAAGGGCGGTGGTCCCATCGAGGCGCAGGTCCGGCCGGATCTCAAGGGCTTGGACCAAGATGAGCGAGACGCCCTTCGAGCGATCCTTGAGCGCCGCGCTGGCGGACCCGCTCGCGGGACTTAGGGAGCTCGACCGCCTCGACTGCGAGGCGAGCCATCTCGCCTTCGCGTGCCGATTCTTCGAGGAGCGCGAGGGCTCGCCCTTCCTGGTCGGGCCGCACCACGAGGTGATGTGCCGGACCCTCGACCGGGTGCTCTCGGGCGAGATCCAGCGGCTCATCATCAACGTGCCGCCGGGCTACACGAAGACCGAGCTCGCGGTGATCTACTTCGTGGCCCGCGGCCTCGCGCTGAACCCAAGGGCCCGCTTCATCCACGCGTCGTTCAACGGGCAGCTCGCCCTGGAGAACTCGAACAAGATCCGCGACATGATCCGGCTGGAGGGGTTTCGCGACCTCTGGCCGATCAGGATCCGCGACGACACCGACGCGAAGGGGCTGTGGCGGACGGAAGCCGGCGGGGGCCTCATGGCCGCGGCGGCCGGTGGTCCGATCACAGGCTTTCGCGCCGGCACGATGGAACCCGGCTTCACGGGCGCGCTCATCATCGACGACCCGCTGAAGCCCGACGACGCGGCCTCGGAGATCGAGCGGACCAAGATCAACGACCGCTGGCACTCAACCTTCAAGTCGAGGCTCGCCGTTGAGACGGTGCCCGTCATCGTCATTATGCAGCGCCTGCACGTCGACGACTTCTCGGGCTTCCTGCTCAAGGGCGGCTCGGGCGAGCCCTGGCACCATCTGCTCCTGCCGGTGCTGATCGACGACGACCGGCCCTATCCGCCGGAGTACACCCACGGGGTCCAGATCCCGCACGGGCTGCCCGCCGGCCCGCTGTGGCCCAAGAAGCACGACGAGGCCCGGATCGAGACCCTACGGGTTCACGGCTACAGCTTCTCGGGCCAGTACCTCCAGGAGCCCGTGCTCCGCGAGGGCAGCCTGTTCAAGCGGCACTGGTTCCCGGTCGTCCCCGCAGCGCCCGCCAAGGCGAAGCGCGTCCGGCGCTGGGACCTCGCCGCGACGGACGAGGCCGCCGGGAACAACGCGGACTGGACCGTCGGCCTGAGGATGAGCCGCGACACCGACGGCGTGTTCTACGTCGAGGACGTGGTGCGGGGTCGGTTCTCGCCCCGTGACGTCGAGCGCCTGATCGTCTCGACCGCGGGCCAGGACGGATTCGAGACGCAGATCGTCGTCCCCGAGGACCCGGGCCAGGCCGGCAAAGCCCAGGCTCAGTACCTCGTCGGCAAGCTCTCGGGCTTCATCGCCAAGGCGATGCGCGAGACCGGGTCGAAGGAGACCCGGGCGTTGCCCGCCGCGGCGCAGGCCGAGGCCGGCAACATCCGGCTCGTCGAGGGACCGTGGATCGGCGCCTTCCTCGAGGAGCTGACCTCGTTCCCGTCCGCGGCGAAGGACGACCAGGTCGACGCGTTCTCGGGCGCGTTCAACGAGCTCGCCGTCGGCGGATCGTTCGACCTCGCGCAGTACCTGAAGATCTGGGGTGAGCAATGAGCCGCAAGAACCGGCGCCATCGGGTGACGGCCACCGCCGCGCGCCCCACGCCGGCGGCCCCGCTCCAGGACGGCTTCAGGAATGTCGCGACCCGCACCGGCCAGGGCGCCGGGAACGCGGGCGACGCCGCGACCTACGTCACGAACAGCCTCAGCTCGGTGCCTCGCGTCCTCGAGGCGATGTACCGAAGCGCCTGGCTGCCCGGCCTCGCGGTCGACATCGTCGCCGACGACATGACCCGGGCCGGCGTCGAGATCTCGGGCACGACGAAGCCCGACGATATCGAGGAGATCGACGCCGCGATCGACGACCTTGCCGTCATGACGGGGGTCAACGAGGCGATCAAGTGGGCCCGGCTCTACGGCGGCGGCCTCGCCGTCATGCTGATCGACGGCCAGGACGTCTCGACGCCGCTCCGGGTCGAGACGATCAAGCAGGGCCAGTTCCGCGGCCTGCTCGCGATGGATCGCTGGCTCGTCCAGACCTCGTCGGATCTCGTCACGGAGTTCGGCCCCGATCTCGGCAAGCCGGTCTACTACGACACGGCGGCGAACGCGCCTGCGCTGCGCGGCAAGCGGATCCACCACAGCCGGGTGATCCGGGTCGAGGGCCTCGACCTGCCGTTCTACCAGCGCCAGCAGCTCCAGGGCTGGGGCATGTCCGTGATCGAGCGCCTCTACGACCGGCTCACCGCGTTCGACAGCGCGACGCTCGGCGCGGCGCAGCTCGTCCACAAGGCGCACCTGCGCACGCTCTCGATCGACGGCCTGCGCGAGCTCCTCGCCGCGGGCGGCCCGGGCCTCGCGGCGCTGGCCCGAAACGTCGCCGCGATCCGGGAGTACCAGACCGCCGAGGGGCTGACCCTCGTCGATGCGAAGGACAAGTTCGAGACGCACCAGTACACCTTCTCGGGTCTCTCCGACGTCATCTTGCAGTTCGGTCAGCAGATCTCGGGCGCGCTCCAGATCCCGCTGGTCCGCCTCTTCGGACAGTCGCCGGCGGGGCTCAACGCGAGCGGGGACGCAGACCTGCGCACCTATTACGACGGCGTCGCGGCCCAGCAGAACCGGGTCCTGCGCCGCCCTTTCACGGTCCTGCTCGACGTGCTGCACCGCTCCGTGCTCGGCACCGAGCCGCAGCGCGGGTTCGGGTTCCGGTTCCGGCCGCTCTGGCAGCTCTCCGACACCGAGCGGGCCACGAACGCGAACACGGTCACCACGGCGGTGGTCGGCGCGTTCGACTCCGGGGTGATCGGCCGGCAGACCGCGCTGCGCGAGCTGCGCCAGGCCAGCGACGCGACAGGGGTCTGGTCGAACATCACGGACGAGGAGATCGACGACGCGGAGGCCGATCCTCCCGCCGCCGGCGAGGCGCTCGACCCGGATCCGGACCAGGACGACGCCGTGCCCGACCCCGAGCCGGACGACGCCGCCGATCCCGACGACGAGACCGACACCACGAGGCAAGCCGCATGACCGACGAGACCCTTCCCCGTTACGTGGTCCGCGGCGAGTTCGACGACGCCGCGTGGCGCGCCGTCGCCGCCGGCCAGGTCCGGCACGACGATGCGGCGCGCGTCATCGCGCAGGGCCCGCGCGAGCACCCCTACGACCCCTCGATCGCCCACGTGATCGAGGTCGAGAACGGCCCCACCCTGATCTTCCCCGGCGAGCCCGCGGCACGGGACTGGCTCGCCGAGCAGGGCAAGGCGCCGAAGGCCAAGGCCTGATGTGCCTGAACTGCCGGCGCCTGACCCTGGACCGGGCCGGCCCGGCCGAACGACAGGCCTTCGCGCAGGCGAGGCGCGCCGAGATCGGGTACGCCCGCCAGCTGCGCAAGGTCGCGCGGGCGATCGACGACATCGTGCGAGGCCTCGGCTTCAATGAGCTCGGCGCCGAGGTCCTGATCACGGCCGCGCTGAACCGGTATGCCGCCTTGATCGAGCCTTGGGCCGGCGCTGTCGGGCGCTCCATGGTGACCGAGGTCGCGGCGCGGAACGAGCAGGCCTGGATGAGGGCCGCCGCTCAGATGAGCGAGAGCCTGCGCCAGGAGATCCGCCGCGCCCCGACCGGCGCCGTGATGCGGGAGAAGCTCACCGAGCAGGTCGGCCTGATCACCTCCCTGCCGCGTGACGCCGCGGCCCGCGCCCAGAAGATCGCGCTCGAGGCGCGGACCTCCGGGATCCGGGCCGAAGCGGTCGGAGCCAAGATCATGCGGCTCGGAGAAGTGAGCGAGGCCCGAGCGAACACGATCGCGCGGACCGAGGTGAGCCGGACGGCCACGGCGCTGACCGAGGCCCGCGCGCTCCACATCGGGTCCGAGGAGTACGTCTGGCGGACCTCGAAGGACACCGACGTCCGGCCGTCGCACCGCGCCATGGAGGGCAAGGTCGTTCGCTGGGACAGCCCGCCTGTGCTCGACCGCATGACGGGGCACGCCGGGAGCTTCCCGAACTGCCGCTGCTATCCTGAAGCGATTATTCCGGCTCGTTGAGCGTCGCGCCCCAAGCCATCAGGGCACCGAGCGCGATGGCCGACGCGTTGGCCTCGCCTCGGGCGATCCGGCGCAGCGCCACGGTCCAGGCATCGATCACGTCGGCCGCGGTGGTGAGCATCTCCTCACCCTCCTCGGTCTCACCCTCCAGGGCACGGACATCCGCCTCCTCGCGCAGATCGGCCGACACCTCGTCGGGCGGATAGGTCGTGCGGGGCGGGCGGCTCGTCATGCCACCACCTTACACCGGGGATCCCAGACCGCCATGCCCCAGCAGACCGATCGCGAGGTCCTCGTCGTCGAGCAGATTGGCCGGACCCGGTACCGCACGCCCGAGGGCTTCCTGTTCTGCGAGGGCGTCCGGATCGCGCGCACCGGCCCGATGCTCTACGCGCCAAAAGAGGTCCCCGACCTCGAGCCGGGCGACAACCGCATGGTGGTGGTCGACCGGGACGAGGAGTGCCTGTTCACCCCGGAGACCATCGCCTCCTTCCAGGGCAAGCCGGTCACCAACGGCCACCCGCCCCGGTTCGTCTCACCCGAAACGTGGAAGGAAGACGCCGCCGGCGTGGTGCTGAACCCCAGGCGCGGCGAGGGCGACGAGGTTTCGTTCCTTGTCGCCGACCTCCTGATCACCGACGCCGGCACCATCGCCGACGTCGAGGCGGGCAAGCGCGAGATTTCCTGCGGCTACGACTGCGACCGGGTGCTGGTGAAGCCCGGCTACGCCCGAGCAACGCGGATCGTCGGCAATCACGTCGCCCTGGTCGACCGTGCCCGCGGCGGCCCCGCGCTCACCATCCAAGACGGCGCCCCAGGCGCGTCACCCAAGGAGCCCACCACCATGTCCAAGCGTCACTGGTACGACCGCCTGCTCACCGCGTTCCAGGCCCGGGACGAGGCCGCGTTCAAGGAGGAGCTCGAGGAGGCCAAGAAGGAGGCCACCGACGGCGACGACGAGGACGACAAGGGCAAGGACGACGACGACAAGAGGCTGGAGGACGGCTTCGGTCGCATCGAGAAGATCCTCGCCGACCAGGCCACCGCCCATGCCGCCGCCCTGAAGGGCCTCGCCGATCGCCTCGCCAAGCTCGAGGACGGCGACGACGAGGATGACGACGAGGGCAAGGGCAAGCCCGCCGAGGATGGCGACGACGAGGACGACAAGGACGCCGACAAGGGCAAGACCCAGGACAGCGCCGCGCTGCGCGACGCCTTCCTCGACGTGAAGGCTCGCGCCGAGATCCTCGCGCCCGGCATCCGCCTCCCGACGTTCGACGCCAAAGCCAAGGCGGACGCGACCCAGTCGGCCATCGCCGGCCTTCAGCGCGACGCGCTGGGCCGCGCCTTCGCCGACCCGGTCCGCAAGGGCTTCGTCGTGGCGGCGATCGGCGACAAGGCCGACCCGGCGCGGCTCACCGCCGACGCCCTGCCCGTGGCGTTTCGCGCCGCGTCCGAGATCGCGCGCGCCGCGAACAACGGCGGGCGCCATTCCGACACGCAGCTCCCTGTCACCGCCGGCGGCATGACCCCGGCGAAGTACCAGGAAATGATCCAGGCCCGCCGCAAGGCGGGCTGATCGCCCCCGTTCACCCCCGCTCCCACGAGAGAGGACAGCCCACCATGGTCTCCTACGTCACCCGCATCCCGGCGGGCGTCGTGGGCGCGGTTTCGCGCTCCGACAGCCTGACCATCGAGCCCGGCCAGAACGACACGGTGAACCCGGTCACGGCCTACGGCACGTTCGTGAAGACCGTCTCCGGCAAGATGCAGGCCGTCGCCTCGGGCGACGCCGCCTCGGTCGTGACCGGCGTCGCGACCCGGCCCTATCCGGCCCAGTCGACCACGAACGGCCTTGGTGCCGCGACCCCGCCCGCCGGCGTCGTCATCGACCGCCTGAAGCGCGGCTACTTCCATGCGGCGCTCGCCGCCGGCACCGCGGCCAAGGACGGCCAGGTCTTCGTGCGTGTCACGGCGGGCTCGGGCCGGGCGGTCGGCGCGATCGAGGCCGCGGCCGACGGCGGCAACTGCGTTGCGGTCGTGGGCGCCGTCTTCACGGGCCCGGCCGACGCGAACGGCATCACCGAGATCGCCTTCAACATCTGATCCCGCCTGCGCGAGGCGGGCTCCGCCTCATCCCGAAGCCCATCCCAGGGAACTCCTGACATGACCCGATCCTACCTCGCGCTGGCGATCTCCGTGCTCGCCGCGTCCCTCGTCGCCGTCCTCCAGCCCACCGCCGCCCTGGCCGACGCCGGGCTCGCCGTCGCGGGCTCCAGCCTTCTCGCGCCTGCCGCCATGGGGCTCGCCGCCGGCGGCTTCGCGCTGGCCCGGCCCTACATCGCCCGCCCGCTGGAGGCCGCGCGCTACCTGCGCGACGCGTTCCAGACCTTCGACCAGGCCACGATGGACTCCGCCGGCGCCTTCCTGGTCGGGGAGCTCGAGCGCCTCGACCCGATGATCCACGAGCCGCTCGTCTCGACGACCTGGTCCCGTGACATCGATCTGCGCACCGACGTCCAGATGGGCGACACCTCCTCGTCCTACACGGTGTCGTCGTTCGGCGGCGGCGGCGGCGTCACCCCGAGCGGCATCAACTGGGCCTCGACCGAGCAGACCGCGAGCCCCCGCGTCTCGGTCGACATCGGGAAGATCCCGAGCCCGCTCGGCCTGTGGTCCGGCGAGGTCGCCTACACGATCCCCGAGCTGGAGAGTGCCCGCATCACCGGCCGGCCGATCGACACGCAGATGGTCTCCGTGCTCAACCTGAAGCACCAGATGGACGTGGACCAGATGGTCTATGTCGGGGACGCCACGATCAACCTGACCGGGCTCGCCAACTCGGCCCAGGTCAGCAACGTGTCGAACGTGGCGAACGGCGCCTCCGCGTCCGCGACGTGGGCCAGCAAGACCCCGGACGAGATCCTCAAGGACGTCAACGAGCTCCTGATCTCGGTCTGGTCCGCGTCGGGCTACGCTGTGCCCCCGACGAAGCTCCTCATCGCGCCGGTGCCGTTCGGCCTCATCGCGACCCGGGTGATCTCGGCGGCGGGCAACCAGACCGTCCTCGCCTTCCTTGAGACGAACAACATCCTCACCGCCGAGAAGGGCATCAAGCTCGAGATCAAGTCGGTGAAGTGGCTCGACAAGGCGGTGCGCCCGGGCGCCACGACCGATCGCATGATCGCGTACACCCAGCGCCCGGACTACGTGCGCTACCCGCTGGTCCCCCTGCAGGCCGCTCCGCAGCAGTTCCGCGGGATCTGGATCGTGGTCCCGTATTACGGACGCCTCGGCGTCGTCGAGACGGTCTACCCCGAGACCATCGGCTACCGCGACGGCATCGGCTGATCCGAAGCCCCGCCCCGGGCCTGACCCGCCCGGGGCACCGCCCGATCCGATCGGAGACGACGACATGCCCCAGCTCAATATCGTCCGCGCCTTCACGCTGCTCCTCGACGACGGCGAGACGAAGGTCGCCTTCAAGCCTGGCCTCCAGGAGGTCGACCAGACCTATGCCGCTCACTGGTACGTGCGCGAGAACCTTGCGCCGGAGGGCGACGCTACTGCCCCGGCCGGCGAGGGCGGCGCCCCGGCTCCCGCCCATGACATGATCCTTCGCGCCGACGCCGACGTCGAGCTCGACGGCGTGCGCCGGGCCCATGAGATCACGAGCGGCCAGCTCGACGAGGCGATGCGCACGGTCGCGACCCTCGTGGAGGAGCGCGACCGCCTCAGCGACGAGGTCAAGGCGCTGCGCGCCGAGATCGCGGCCCTTCGCGCGGCCCCGCCCGTCTCACCCCCGCTGGGCGATGCTCCGGCCCTCGTCGCTCGGCACCGCGGCGGCGGCTCGTACTCCGTCATGAATGGTGAGGTCGAGGTCGTGCAGAGCCTGAGCAAGGCCGAAGCCGAGGCGTTCAACGCCGCCGAGCCCGAGGCCAAGTCCGCCTTCGTCGCGAGCCGCAAGGCCTGATCGATGACCCCGGGCCGCTTCTACGAGATCTTCCCCGAGCTCGTCTCGCAGGACCCGGCGCAGCCCGACGTCGTGCCGTACTGGATCGGGTTCGCGGGAAAGCTCGTCGACGCGGCGCGCTGGGGCGACCTGGCCGAGGACGGGATCGCGCTGCTCGCGGCGCACCACGTCGTGCTGGCCCGCCAGGCGCTCGCCGCTGCATCGAAGCGTGGCGGGGTCCCGGGCGTCGCGGCAGGCGTCGTCTCGGGCAAGTCGATCGACAAGGTCTCGGTGAGCTACGACACTGGGTCCGCCGCGGTCGAGGGCGGGGCGCACTTCAACCTCACCACGTACGGCACGCGCTACCTCCAGCTCGCCCGCATGATGGGCCTGGGCGGGCTTCAGCTGTGAGCGTCACGGTGGTTCGGGACCGCTCCGCCGAGATCATGCGGCTCGTCTCGCGCCTGTCGCGCTCCCGGGTGCTCGTCGGCATACCGTCCGACGCACCCGAGCGGAGAGCGGAAGCCGGCGAGCCGAAGCCCGACATCACCAACGCGGTGATCGGCTACGTCCAGGAGTTCGGGGACCCCGCTCGCAACATCCCGGAACGCCCTTTCCTCGTTCCGGGCGTCGCCTCGGTCGAGGACAGGATCGTGGCGGAGTACCGGGCCGCGGCGAAGAAGACGATTCAGGGCGACACCGAGGCGCTGGGACAGGCCGAGCACCGGGTCGGGCTCATCGCCCAGAACGCGGTGCGCGCCAAGATCACGGAAGGCCCGTTCGCGCCTCTCGCCCCGCAGACCCTGGCCCGGCGCCGGGCCCGCGGGCGCACCGGCGAGCGCCCGCTCATCGACACCGGCCAGCTGCGCATGGCCGTGACCTACGTCATCCGGCCTCGGAGGCAGTAGCCCATGCCGCTCCTCGACGTCTCCGACCTGCTCAGCGATCCCATGTTCGCCGAGGAGACCCCGATCCGCGTCCGACGGACGCTGCGCATGGTCTCTGACCGGGGGCGCGCCGTCGACGATGTCGTCGAGATCCTGGAGATCGAGGGCGTGGTGACCCAAGGCTCGGGCTCGCCGCTCGTCCGCGCGCCGGAGGGCTCCCGGATCCTCTCGACGATCACGGTCCATTCGGACACCCGCCTCACCACAGGCACGGACGAGTACGACGCCGACGTCGTGATCTGGGGCGGCCGGGACTACACGGTCATGAACGCCGCGGACTGGTCGACCTTCGGCGCCGGGTTCTGCTCGGCGACCTGCGCCGCCATTGCGCCGGCCGGGGGCTGACGTGGCGAACGACAGCTCGACCAGGGGCTACCTCGCGCCCTTGGGCGCGCCACCGCCCGACGATGACGATCTCGCCGACATCCTCCAGGCCATGGTGGTCGGGATCACGGGGCTCGACGGTGCCCTGGTCCGGCCCCGCTGGCAGCCCAGGCCGCCGCCGGTGCCCCCGGTCGACGTGAACTGGTGCGCGATCGGCATCACGGCGCGGCAGGGCGACTATCTCGGCGCCGTGATCCACGACGGGGCAGGGGAGGGGACCAGCACCCACCAGCGCCACGAGGATCTCGAGGTGCTCGCCACGTTCTACGGACCGGCCGCGAACGGCTACGCGTCGCGGCTCCGCGACGGGCTCTCCATCGCCCAGAACCGCGAGCCCCTGTTCCTCGCCGGCATCGCCTACGTCGCGCCGGGCGCCCCGGTCCAGCTCTCCGACGAGGTCGGCGCCCTGATCCGCCGCCGGGTCGATCTGCCCCTGCAGTTCCGCCGCCAGACCGACCGGACCTACGCGGTCCTGAACCTCCGCTCCGCCCAAGGTGGGATCACCGAAGGCACGAGCACCACCCCGATCCTTGTGGAGCCCTGACCGATGAACGGTTTGCCCGTCTCCGATGTCGTGAAGGTCGACATCGCGCTTCAACCGCTCGCCGCTCCGGCCCGCAATTTCGGCGCAGCCGTGATCCTGGGCGATTCCGAGGTGATCGACCCCGTCGAGCGGATCCGCCAGTACGCTGGCCTCGACGGGGTCGCAAACGACTTCGGGCTGACCACCCCGGAGTACAAGGCGGCCGAGCTCTTCTTCTCGCAGGAGCCCCAGCCCTCGCTCCTCTACATCGCCCGCCGGGCGCGGAACGGCTCCAAGGCGGTCCTCCATGGCGGCGTGCTCACCACGGCGCAGCGCTCACTCGCCGTCTTCACCGCGATCACGACGGGCTCGCTCGTCATCACCGTGGACGGGGTCGCGAAGAACCTCGCCAACCTGAACTTCTCGGGCGTGACGAACCTGAACGGGGTCGCCTCGATCGTCACCACGGCGCTCGCCGGCGCGATCTGCACCTGGGATGCGATTCGGGGCCGGTTCGACATCGTGAGCCCCACGACCGGCGCGGCGTCAACGCTCACCTATGCCACGGGCACGGCGGCGGTCGCGATGTGCCTCGTCACGGGTGTCGCCTCGGCGCCGGTGGCCGGGGTCGCGGCGGAGAGCCAGGTCGGGGCGATCCAGATCCTCGCCGACCGGTCGCGGGAGTGGTACGCGGTGATCAACGCGGTCGCCGGCGTCACGAATGTCGAGCACCTCGCCGCGGCGGCCTACGTCGAGGGCTCGCCCCAGAGCCGGCTCTACGGCGTCACGATCTCGACCACCGACGTGCTCGACCCGACCCGGGACGACGATCTGGCGAGCCAGCTCAAGGCGGCGCGCTACAAGCGGACCTGGACGCAGTACTCCTCGTCGAGCCCGGTCGCGATCGCCTCGTTCTTCGGCCGCGCCGCGACCGTGAACTTCGAGGCCCAGAACACCACGATCACGCTGAAGTTCAAGCAGGAGCCCGGCGTCGTCGCCGAGACCCTCACGGTCTCTCAGGCCGCGACCCTGAAGGCCAAGAACTGCAACGTCTTCGTGAATTACGAGAACGGCACCGCCATCCTCCAGGAAGGCGTGATGGCGAACGGCTACTTCTTCGACGAGGTCCACGGCACGGACTGGCTCCAGAACGCGATCCAGACCGACGTCTACAACCTCCTGTACCAGGCCCCGACCAAGGTCCCCCAGACCGACGCCGGCACGAACCTCATCGTGACCACGGTCGAGGCGACGATGGCGCGGGCCGTGAACAACGGCCTCGTCGCGCCGGGCGTCTGGAACTCGGCCCTGGAGTTCGGGACGCTGCGGCGCGGCCAGGCGCTGACCAAGGGGTTCTACATCTACGCCCCCCTCGTCGCGCTCCAGCCGCAGGCCGACCGCGAGGCCCGCAAGGCGGTGCCGATCCAGGTCGCCGCGAAGCTCGCCGGCGCGGTGCACTCCTCCGGCATCCTCGTGAACGTCAACCGCTGATCGGAGCCCTGTCATGGCCACCTATTCGTTCCTCGACGTCCAGGCCGCGATCGTCGGCCCGGGCGGCTCGTTCTCGCTCTCGGGCGAGGAGGCCGGCGTCGCCGAGGAGGGCATCACCATCACGATGCTCGAGGACAAGAACACGATGCAGGTCGGCGCCGGCGGCGGCGGTCAGCATTCGCTGCATGGCGGGCGCGCCGGCACGGTCGCCGTGACGCTGCTCAAGACCTCGCCGGTCAACGCGCTGCTCTCGGAGATGTACAATTTCCAGACCATGTCCTCGGCGCTGCACGGGCAGAACACCATCGTGGTGCGCAACCCCGTGCGCGGCGACGAGGCCAGCGCCCGCCTGGCCGCGTTCAAGAAGCTGCCCGACAACGTGAACCAGAAGGTCGCCGGCACGAACACCTGGATGTTCGACGCGATCTTCATCGACCAGCGCCTCGGCGCCGGCCTGATCTGAGCGGGGATCCGACATGACCGAGTTCACCGTCGGCGGCCACGTCTACCGGGCGGGCCGCCTCGACGCCATGAGGGCGTTCCACGTCACGCGCCGCCTCACCCCCATCATGAGCGCGCTCGCCGAGATGGTGCCGGCGGCCCGGACGGCCGCTCCGGCCGAGGGCGAGGCAGCGGAAGGCGAGGCCCCGGGCGACGCCCACGCCGCCCTGATCCGGATGCTCGAGCCGGTGCTCGGCGCCGTGGCGCGCCTGCCCGACGCCGATGTCGACTACGTCCTCGCGGCGAGTCTCGGGGTGTGCTCGCGCAAGGTGGGCGAGCTCTGGGCGCCGGTCTGGCCGGCAGGCGCGCCACGGCCGATGTACGACGACATCACCATGCCGGAGATGATCCAGATCGCGTTCCACGTGCTGAAGGGCGCCATCGGCCCTTTCTTAGCCGGCGGCGGCCTGACTTCGTTCGCCAGCGCGCCGCGCTGAGCTTCGAGGCGGTGACGCTGCCCGACGACATGGGTTGGCTGCTGCGGCCGGTGTCGCGGGGCCACGCAAAGCTCCACGAACTCAGCGACGGCACCTACACGCTCTGCGACATCGCGCTGCTCAACGACATGCTCGACGTAGAGGACGAGAACGCGTTCCGGGCCCAGGAGGCGGCGAAGCGATGAGCCAGGACGTGATCAAGGAGTTCCTGGTCGGGCTTGGGTTCAAGATCGATGAATCCTCCCGCCGCCGCTTCACCGAAGGTGTCGATCGCGCCACCGAGCAGGTCAAGACGCTCGCCGTCGCAGCCGCCGCGACCGCCGCCGCGGTGACCGCCGCCGTCGTCAAGATGGCGGAGAGCTTCGACCAGCTCTACTACGCCTCGCAGCGCACCGGTGCCTCGGCCACGAACATCAAGGCGTTCGGCTACGCCGTCTCGCAGATGGGCGGGTCGGTCGAGGGCGCGCGGGGCTCGCTCGAGGCCTTCGGGCGAGCGCTGCGGGTCAACCCCGGCAACGAGTCGATGGTGAAGGCGCTCGGGGTGCAGACCCGGGAGGCCAACGGGCGGCTCCGCGACACGGTCGACATCCTGGCCGATCTCGGCGGCGCGCTGTCGAAGAAGCCCTACTACATCGCGGTCCAGTACGCCGAGGCGCTCGGGCTCGACGAAAGCACGTTCAACGCTCTGGTGAAGGACACCCGGCGCTTCCGGGAGGAGTACCAGAAGACCGCCGCGGCAGTCGGCCTCGACAATAAGAAAGCCGCCGAGACGTCGCGCGAGCTCATGGAGAACTACCGCTCCCTGAGCCTGATGGTCACGACGGTCCTGGAAAAGGCTCTCACCGACATCGCGCCGGTGCTGAACCGTGTGCTCCAGGACCTCCGGCAATGGTTCTTCGAGAACCGGGACAAGATCGCGGAGACGCTCCAGGCCGTCGCCGGCGGCTTTGAGAGGGTCACGAAGGCGCTCACCGGCGAGAATGGGCTGAAGACAGCCATGGAGGCCTTCGCGGTCTTCGCGGCAGCGTGGGCGCTCGGCTTGCTCCGGGTGCTGGGCCCGACGAGCCCGCTGGGAATCGCCCTCGCCGCGCTGTTCGGGCTCGCCTACATCGCAAACAACCCGGGGCCGGCGACGAGCAAGCCCGGCGAGTGGAACCCGCTCGGCGACTATCTCAACGGTAAGACGCCGAAGCGGCGCGACGAGACCCGGGGTGAGGCCGACGAGCGTGGCGCGGCGGAGAAGGGCAATGGGCGCTACAACGCTCGCGAGCCCGAGGCGGAGGGGACGTACCGTCCCAAGTACAAGCTCTCGGCCGCCGACCTCGACGAGCGGGTGATCAACACGATCGCCGGCGAGGCGCGCACCAAGAACGCTGAAGGCGTCGACGCCGTCATCAACAACATGCTGAACCGGGTCGGATCGAGCGGCTGGGGCCCCAGCGCTAACCTGCTCCAGGTCGCCCGTGCCCCGGGCCAGTACGCCGGCTATCGCCAGGCCAACGCATCCGAGGCGGACTTCATCAAGAGCCGCATCGAGGCCATCGCCTCGGGCGGGGTGCCCGACAACACCAACGGGTCGAACTCCTTCCGCTCGTCCTGGTATCTGGGCCCCTGGCGCTGGCGGCACGGCCACGGCCCGGTGATCGGCGGCAACCGGTTCGGCTACGTGCCCGGCTTCGACAACGGGCCCTACGCGCCCTACCAGACCCCGCGCAAGGCGCCGCCTCCACAGGCCCCGCCCGAGTTCGCGCCGTTCGGCGGCAAGGGCCTGCCATCCTTCGATCCCGGTCGGTTCGGCGGGGGGCGCTCGCCGTTCGAGCAGTCCTACCCGCTGATGCCCTCGGGCGGCGGTGGCGGCGACACGAACGTCGAGATGAAGCAGGAGACCAACATCCAGGTGATGGGCTCCTCGGATCCGGCGGCCACCGGGCGCGAGGTGGCGGGCCAGCAGCGCGGGGTCAACGCCCAGCTGCTGCGCCACACCCAAGGCGCGCTGCGATAGGAGGGGCCGGTGTCACTCATCGACGACGTCTACGCCCTGATCCAGTCGAACCGGCGCGAGATCGGGACGCTAATCCCGCACATCGTCTCGGAGGAGAGCCACCGGGACGACCTCTTCATCACGCTCCATCCCGTCGAGCGTGGCGCCACGATCTCCGACCACGCCTTCAAGATGCCGGCCACGGTCGAGATGCGGGTCGGCTATTCGAACTCGACGGCGGGCCAAGAGGGCTTCGTCCAGGAGGTCTACCAGGAGTTCCTGGATCTCCAGTTCGAGCGCGAGCCGTTCGACGTGTTCACGGGCAAGCGCGCCTACACGAACATGCTGATCGCCTCGCTCCAGGTCACGACCGACCCGCGGACCGAGGAGGTCCTGAGCCTCACCGTGGGCCTGCGCGAGGTCATCATCGTCGACACGCAAATGACGAGCTCGAAAAAGCAGGCCGATCCGAGCCGAACGGGAAGCCCGGTCGAGGGCGGGCAGCGCCAGCTCAAACCCAGCAGCCTCTCTGTCGCTGACGGCGGGATCCGCTAAAATTCAGCCCAAGCTGAACTTAGTAGCGGAAGCCTTCCGGGTTCTGTGATTGGCTCTCCCGAAGCGTGATGCGGACGCAGTCAGCGAGGCCTGAATAGTAGAAGAACTGCTCCGTACCATAGGCGGTCTCATTCAGCGCGCTCTTGAGCTGCGCCCGGCATGTTCGGCGCTGGTCATCCGTCAGGTTCGACCAGAAACGCTTGGCGAAGTCGTAAGCCGGTTGTTCGATCCGCATGCAGTAGGCTTTCGCCCGCTCAGACCGGTCGCGCACACTGCTGAAATACGCGCAACCGGCCTCGACATCGACGACCGGAAAGGCTGTTCGATCCGTCTGCGCGGAAGCCGATGTGAGAAGGGCGAGCGCAACGGCGCAGCACACGGGTCGGAGCATCAAGTTCCTCGGGTTCAGGGCAGCACAGGTTCGGCATAGCACCGACACCACCCCTGCGGACAGCAGGTGGCTGCTCCAGGCATCCCGATCGCCGGAGGCTTTCGATAGCGGAACCGCTTTCCGTCGAGCGCAGCGCAAGCCTCACACACATCGGCATCGCCCGCAGTGCGCCACACGAACTGTGTGCAACCGATGTGCTCAGCGCGCCGACGCTGATCTTCACCAATTGCCGCCGCCTTGGCTCGCATCGCCGCAACGTGCTGCTGGTGATCCACATCGATTTCTACAGCTGTTTGCCCGCGTCTCGTCGGAACGGCTACGCGGCGCCCGTACAGAGTTGGATCCGAGTCCGGTAGAGCGGCCTTCGATCCTGGTGAGAACAGCCTGAGAAGCCAGCGCATCGTCGATCCTCGGTGGCGGGCTACCGCACCATGGGGAGACGATTCGGTCGAGAGGTCCGATGGCTACCTATGAGTTCCCCCTAACGACAGGCCCGCAGGCCTTCAGCCTGCGCCTGGGCGACACCGAGTACCGCCTGCGGCTGACCTATCGCCGGGCGCCGGAAGCGGGCTGGATCCTCGACATCGGGCGTGCCGCCGACGGTGTGCCGTTGCTCTCTGGCCTGCCGCTGGTCACCGGCGCCGACCTCCTCGCCCAGCACGCCCACATCGGGATCCCGGGTAGCCTCTACGTGGTGACCGACGGCAATCCCGACGCGGTGCCGGCCTTCGACGATCTCGGCGGCCGCACCCGGCTCCTCTTCGTGGACGCGACATGACCCGCCAGTGGATCAGGTACTGCCGACTCACCATCGAGGGCTCGGGCAAGACGCTCGACGTCTCGCAGCTGCGCATCGCGTTCCGGGTCGGGCAGGGCGACCGCCAGACCCCGAACCACGCCGACATCCGGATCTACAACCTCTCGGCCGAGACGCAGGAGCTGATCAAGAAGGAGTTCGACAAGGTCAGCCTCGAGGCGGGCTACGAGGACGGCCACGGTGTCGTCTTCAAGGGCGAGATCATCCAGAAGCGCACCGGCCGCGAGAACCCGGTCGACACCTACCTCGACATCGTCGCGAAGACCTCGGTCCAGGCCTACGACTATGCCGTGACCTCGAAGACGCTCGGCGCGGGGTGGACCCATCGCGACGTGGTCGACCAAGCCGCGGCGGACCTGAAGCCCTACGGGGTGACGGTGGGCCACGTCGCGGATCTCGGATCCTTTCGGGCGCCGCGCGCCACCACCCTGTTCGGCATGACCCGCGACGTCCTGCGACGGGTCGGGTTCGCCACGGACACGAGCTGGTCGATCCAGAACGGCGAGCTCCAGCTCGTTAAGAACCGGGGCACGCTCCCGGGAGACGCCTTCGTGCTGAACTCCCGCACCGGGATGGTCGGGCTCCCCATCCAGAGCCTCCAGGGCGTCGAGGTGCGCTGTCTGCTCAACCCGAAGATCCGGCCCGGCTCCCGGGTGAAGATCGATCAGGCCAGCATCCAGGAGCAGCGCTTCGCGCCCCAGTACACCGCCGAGGTCAACAACAGCATGATCCCGAGCCTCGCGCCCGACGGCTTCTACAAGGTCCTGATCGTCGACCACGTCGGCGATACGCGCGGCCAGCCCTGGTACTCCGACCTGGTCTGCCTTCGGGCGGATGGGCAGGGACCGTTCCCGCTCAGCCTCGGCGGGCGCGGCATCACCATTCCGGATTGAGTCATGGCCATCGACGTCCGCGAAGCATTCGACGATGGCGAGGAGACGCTACGCTCCGCGATCGAGGGCCACCTCGCCAATCTGTGGACCGCCGTGCCGGCGCGGATCGTGTCGCACGACGGGGCGACGGGCAAGGCCGTGCTCCAGCCCAGCGTGAAGATCCGCCGGCGCAAACCCGACGGGACACAGGACTGGATCAGCCTGCCCCAGCTCGCCGACGTGCCGGTCCACTTTCCGCACGGGGGCGGGGTGACCATGACGTTCCCGGTCGAGGCCGGTGACGAGGCCCTCGTCGTCTTCGCGTCGCGCTCGATCGACGCCTGGGCGCAGTCCGGCGGCGAGCAGCAGCAGGTCGACGCCCGGATGCACAGCCTCTCCGACGGCTTCGCCTTCGTGGGCTTCCGATCGGCGCCGCGCGCGCTCGCCAACGTCTCGACGGACGCGACGCAGATCCGTTCCGACGACGGCGAGACCCTGATCTCGCTGGAGCCCGGCGCCAACGTGTTCCTGAAGCACAAGGCGACGAGCCTGGAGATCACGGAGGCGAGCGCCATCCTCCGGCGCTCGCTGATGCTGGTCAGCGTCACGAACAACCGGGTCGACCTCGGCGGGCTCGGCGGTTCGGCGGTGCAGACCGTCGCCGGCCCGTCCACCAAGGTCTTCGCGATCCTCTGAGGCGGCCATGCTGTACCGCAAGCTCACCGCCGACGGGGACTACTCGTTCGGGCGCGGCCGCGCCGACTTCTGGCGCGACGTGCCCGAGGCTCCGGCCCAGGCCGTGAAGACCCGGCTCCACCTCGAGCGCGGGGAGTGGTTCCTCGATCTCGACGAGGGCACGCCGTGGCGGACCCGGGTGCTGGGCCGGCGCACCGCGGACACCCGCGATCCCGTGACCCGGGCCCGCATCCTCGGCACGACCGGGGTGACCGGGATCTCCGCCTATTCGAGCCGGCTCGACCGCGAGACCCGCGCCTTCACGGCGCAGGCGACGATCGACACCGCCTATGGCCGGACCACCATTTCGGAGCCGATCTGACATGCCGATCCCCCTCGCCCAGATCACCGAGACCGGCATCACGGCCCCGACCTATGCGGAGGTGCTGGCCTACCTGCAGGGCGAGTTCCGGCGCATCTACGGCGCCGACATCTATATCGAGCCCGACTCGCAGGACGGCCAGCAGATCGCGGTGTTCGCGCAAGCGATCCATGACACGAACTCCATGGCGGTCGCGGTCTTCAACGCCTACTCGCCCTCGACCGCCCAAGGAGCGGGCCTGTCCGCGAACGTGAAGCTGAACGGCCTGGCCCGCCGGATCGCGTCGTTCTCGACGGTGGACCTCAGGATCATCGGGCAGGCCGGGGCCACGATCGTCAGCGGAGTGGTGCGCGACGCCGACGGGAACCGCTGGGTTCTGCCGACCTCCGTCGTGGTCCCGCCCGCCGGCGAGATCACGGTGACCGCCACCGCCGCAGCGCCGGGCGCGCTGCGCGCCCCGGCCGGCACCGTCACGACGATCGCGACGCCGACCCAGGGGTGGCAGAGCGTGACGAACCCGCTCGCTGCGACGCCGGGCGCGCCGGTCGAGAGCGACGCGGACCTGCGCCGCCGGCAGGCCGTGTCGACCATGATCCCGTCGCGCTCGATCCTGGAGGGGCTCGTCGGCGCCGTGGCCGAGCTCCCCGGCGTGACCCGGTACCGCGCCTACGAGAACGACGGCGGCGCTCCGGACGCCAACGGCCAGCCCGGGAACACCATCGCGCTCGTCGTCCAGGGCGGCGACACCACTGCCATCGCCCAGACCATCGCCCTGAAGAAGGGGCCCGGTTCGGGCACGCACGGCACCACGGTGGTCGACGTGGTGGACAGCTTCGGGATCACCCGGGCGGTCCGGTTCTTCCGGCCCGCCGTGGTGCCGATCAGGGTCGCTCTGAACCTCACCGCGCTGCCGGGCTACACCGCCGCGATCCAGGCCAAGGTGGTGCAGTCCATCACCGATTACCTCAACGCCCAGCCGATCGGGCTCCCGGTGTACTGGATGCGGCTCCTGGTGCCGGCGAACCTGTTCGGCGCCGCGGAGAGCCGGACCTTCGAGATCAACTCGCTCACCGTGGCCCGGGGCGCGAACCCGCTCGCTGCGGCCGACGTCGCGATCGCGTTCAACGAAGCCATGAGCGGCCAGATCTCGGACGTCTCGATCACGGTGGTCTGACCCGATGGAGAGCGTCGACACCTATCTCGGGCTCGTCACGAGCTATCACCGGCCGGCGGCCCGCTTCACCGACATGCTGGCCCGGCTCGTCGAGCCGCTCGTCGGAGTGCAGACCGTCCTGGCAGCAACGCCCCAGGCCTACGATCTCGACGCGGCGGCGGGCGCGCAGCTCGACGTCGACGGGGAATGGGTCGGGCGGTCTCGCTTCGTCGCGACGCCGCTGCCCGATCCCTGGTTCCGCTTCGACGAGGAGAAGCGCGGGCTCGATCGCGGGGTCTGGCGGGAGCCGTTCGAGTCGGCGGAGGGCGTGACCGGCCTCGACGACGAGACCTATCGGACCCTGCTGCGGGCCAAGATCGCGGCGAACGGATGGGACGGGACGATCGAGGGCGCGCGCGACGCGCTCGCCATCGTCTTCGCCCCGACCGCGACGCGGATCATCCTCCAGGACAACCACGACATGACGGCGATCTTCGGGGTCGCCGGGGTGATCCCGCCGCCCGTGTTCCTGGCGCTCCTCGCCAAGGGCTACCTGCCCCTGAAGCCGCACGGGGTCCGGATCTCCTACGTGGTGCCATCCGTCGATGGCGCCCCGCTGTTCGGCTTCGACATGCAGACCGCCGACATCGCCGGGTTCGACACCGGCGCGTTCGCGCAGGACGTCAACGACTACCTCAATTCCTGACCCACTCCCGAGGACACCGACATGAAGAACGCGCTCGCGGCCATCTGGGCCGCTGCGACCGCGCGCCGGCGCGACCCGACGGTGGGCGAGCTCACCACTGGCATGCAGGCCGGCATCGCGGATTCCCGGCTGTTCAACGAGCTCCTCTACCGTGCCTCGGGCATGGAGGCCGAGCTCGTTCATCTCCTCGTCTATGCGATGGCGAATGCCGCCGGACGAGCGGCCCTCGACAATGGTCTCCCGCTCGGCGCCGCTCCCTCGGAGGCGAACCTCCAGCAGGTCCGCAAGGCGCTCCAGGCGATGTTCGTCGAGAAGGCGGTCGGCGCCTCGACGGAGAAGGCCCCCAAGCTGTCGGGCATCGTTGCAACGGGCCTGGCCGCTGTGACCTCGATCCCGACCTCGGTCGCGACGATCCTGCCCTATCCCGCGACCGACCAGAGCAACCTCAGCACCTCGACTTGGGATGGAACGACGCTGACCGTCGGCGCCGGCGAGGCCGGGCTGTGGCTCGTCTCCGCTTCTGTCCATTTCGCTCTCGCGTCGGCTGGCGCCTACAGCTCGGTCGGAATTTACCGGAACGGCCTGGAGATCGCGCTCGGCGCGTCGCAGTCGGGTAATGCCGGCGACGCTGCATCGCCCTCGACCGCGACCATCATTAAGTGCAACGCCGGCGACACGCTCGCGGCCTATGCCTACCAGCAGACCGGAAGCACGAAGAACACTTCGGGTACCACAAGGACCCGCTTCGCTGCGTTCCTGATCTCGTCCTACTAGGGGTAACCCATGCAGATCCAGTTGACCGCCGATGAGGCAGGAGCGCTCCTGGCACTCCTGCCCGCCGCGGCGCGCGAACGCGCCTCCGGCTTCGTCTATGCGGATGGGACGCTCGCCGTCCCCGCCCCCTTTGAGGCCGCCGTCGCCGCGATCCTCGCCGAGCCCGGCTGGGCCAACGCGGGCGTGATTGCTGCGGCCCTGGAGAGCTACCGGCTGCCCGTGGAGGCGCACATCGAGGCGACCGCCACGGCCAAGGGCTATGGGTCGGCGGTTTCCTGCTCCAGCTACGTGTCGAGCAAGGTGCCAGCGTGGAAGGCCGAGGCGGAGGCCTTTGTCGGCTGGCGCGACGAGGCCTGGACAGCGGTGATCGGGCTCCAACACGCCTGGATCGCGGCTGGCGCGGACCCGGCGGCGGCGCCGAGCGTCGACGATGTCCTCGCCGCTATCCCCGCAGTCACTTGGCCGTAACCTTCGACATGCGGCGGTCGCTTGGCGGTCAGGAGACGGCCGGGGCCACAGGTGAGCCCGCCGGTCGGGTAAGGATCGTCCGCGCCGGGACCTCAAACAGCCGGAAGACGGCATAGGAGACCGCGACGAGCGCAACAACGAAGGCGAAGCTCCAGCCGGCGCTCTCGTTGAGAACGATGCCCTTCTGCCGGAACCATTCGATGCCGATCGTGTGGAGGAGGTAGATCCCATACGAGGCGTCACCGATGCGCATAGCCCACGGGCTTTGGGTGTCCGCGCCGACTCGCGCAAGCCAGACCGCGGTGCCGACCAGAACGGGCGGGACCACATAGGCAGTCACGTACGCGACGGTCACCGAGCGTTCGTTCAAGCAGATCGCGGCCGCGGCAGCGACGGCGAGGGGCATCACCGGCCACAGTGCTGACCGCGCGATCTGGGGCCGCCCTAAGGACCGCATGGCGTAAAAGAGCGCGATCCCGAGCACGAAATGCAGATTGTAGAGGTGCCCGAGGTAGAGCGCCCAGACGTTCCGCGACTCTGACGCCTGCAGAACGGCGACCAGCGCGACCAGCAGTCCGGCCACGAACAGCGGCGCGCGCCGGCCGACGAGGGCCATGGCACTCGCGAAGAGCAGGTAGAACCACATCTCGAGAACGAGCGTCCACCCGACGCCGAGGGTCGGCTGCCAGGTCCCCCGCGCGTCGAGATGGGGCACGAAGGCGAGGCTCAGCGCAACGTCCCGCCAGTCGTGCCAAGCCCAGCCGCCAAACAGCCAGACCATCAGGAGCGTCCCGACCCAGTAGAGCGGGGCGATCCGGGCTAAGCGACGCCAGAGGAACATGGCGGGCGATTGATGGGCGAAGCCGCTCATCAGGAACCCGGAGATTACGAAGAAGATCGCGACACCCTTGAAGTCGGTGCCGTGCGGTAGGCCGAAGGTGAAACCCAGGTGGTAGAGCACCACGGCCAACGCCGCGTAGCCGCGCAATAGCTGCAGATTCCCGATCATTCGTCGCCCCGCCCCTGAGCGCGCGACACATCATGCAGGCGGGTCCTGGTCAACCATAGGACGAACCCGCATCGGCTCGAGATCGCCTGACCCGCCCGCCACCCGCGCCCCGCTTCGGAGGGGCTTTTTCATGCCCGGAGGCCCATCGTGGAGCCAACCTACGCACCGCTCGGGCCGCTCTGGCAGGGAAACACCGTCACGATCGAGCAGGGCTTCGATCTCACCGACGAGCGCGGCCGGGTCACGGGCCGGCTCGATCTGTTCGGGTCGCAGGTCGTGCTCATCCTGCACTGGGCCGACCAGGTCCTGGAGCGTGAGATGACCCTGTCCTCCTCGGCCGGTGACGCCGTGCTCGACGTGGCCTCGGCCGATCTCACCAAGGCCGAGGTGCGCGCGCTGCCGCCCGGCCGCTCGGCCCGCTACGAGATCGAGCGGCGGATCGGCTCCAATGAGGACACCCTGAGCTACGGCGAGGTCGTCGTCGCGGCTTGGGCCAACGAGGTCTGACCGCCATGGCGAAGGTAGCCGCCCGCATCCGTGTCCCGGGGCCGCAGGGGCCCGCCGCGAAGATCAAGCCCGAGGACATCCCGCCCGAGCTGGTCGCCGCAGCTGTCGCGTCGCTCGTCGCCCCGCTTGTCGCCCGCGCCGATGCGCTCGCCCGCGAGGTCGAGGGGCTGACCCCCGGCGGCTTCGATCGCAGCCGCCCGCGCAACTTCACCCTCTCCCTCCTCCTGCTCGGAGCCTGAAGCCATGGCCGTCACCGGCAAGGATGCCGCCCTCAACAACGTCGTCGTCGACACGATCACCCTGCCGAACGGCCGCGAGCTGGCGAAGTCGGCGCCGTCTGACGCCACGGGTGCGCCCTTCGGCGCCGGCAATCCCATGCCGGTCGCGATCACGAGCGAGGTCGAGGTCAAGAACGACGCGGGGAACCCGCTCGCGGTGACCGGTCCCGTGACCGACGCGCAGCTGCGCGCCGCGCCCGTTCAGGTCAGCGTTGTGGGTGGCGCTACAGCGGTGGGACAGGCCGCCCAGGTCGCGTCCCTGCAGAACATCGAGGCCGGGCTCGGTGCGGACGGCGCCACGCCCCCGGCCATCGCGGGCACGGGCGTCCGCGGCTGGCTGCGCGCCCTGTACGAGGCGCTCATCGCGCGCCTGCCGGCGACGCTCGGCCAGAAGACCGCTGCGGCTTCCCTACCCGTCGTGCTCGCCTCCGACCAGAGCGCCGTGACCGTCGCCGGGCAGGCCGCCGTCGGCTCGGCCCCGGTCAACCCGCCCTTGTCCGTGTCGGGCGTCGACCCGGCCGGCAACAAGCAACACCTCGCGGTCGACACTTCGGGCCGCATGCGGGTCGCGGTCCAGGCCGCATTCACGGGCGCTTATGTCCCCATCCCGGCCTTCGCGGCAGGCAATACTGCGGGCGCGGGTGGCGCGAATGCGACCGTGGTCCAGGTCGTCGCGGCGAATGCCAACCGGCACTTCCTCGAGATCGTCAACAACGGCACGGCAGACGTGGAGTTATGGTTCGGGGCTCGTCCGGCCGACGCGGGCGTGAACCAAGCCATCAAGCAGGGCGTGGTGCTCGCCGCTGGCGGGGGAGGAAGGTTCTTCGACGCCCGCGTCCCGACCGGCGCGGTGTTCGCTGCCGCCTCAGCCGCATCAGGCCTGTCCGTCCTCGAGGGCTGACCGCCCTCCGGTCCCGCCCGTTCCCTTCGCATCTCGCCGTCCACAATGGGCGGCTTTCTCATGGAGAACCGCCATGGGCGGCACTATCGTCCCTCCGTACAGCCGGCAACTCATCGCCCCCTCCGGTTCGAACACGATGCGTTCACCGCGCGAGTGGCTCACCGACATTCGCGCCGTGAACGGCCCGGTCCTCGCCGTGCTTGGCGACAGCATCTCAGCTCGCGCCTCGACGCTCAGCGGGACCCGCAAAAGCTACAATTCGATTGGTATCCCGACGTGGCTGAATATCCTCTCGGGACAACGGTTTAACTTCCCGCTTGCGAACAACTTCGGTGTCTCCGGAGACCGCATCGACCAGATCGCGGCACGGGTGCCGAATGTCATCGCGGCACGGCCCGATATCTGCCTCGTCCTCGCGGGCACCAACGACATCACCCAGAACACCCCGCTGGCAACGATGCAGAGCGGTATGACGGCCATTCTGCGCGACCTGCTCGACGCGGGGATCCTGCCCATCGTGATCCCCATTCTGCCTCGTGTGACGAGCGGTGGCGCGAGCACGACAGGAGCCCAGAAACGACGGCTTGCATCGTTCAACACGTGGCTGGCTGAGCTGTGCTATGGGCGCGCCGACCTCGTCGCGGCGGCGGGCCTCACCCCGAGGCGGTTGCCCATCTTCGTGGAAACTCGTCGCGCGCTCACCGACTATACGTCCGCCACGGGCGAGCCCCTTGCGGGCATGTTGCTCGATGGCCTCCACCCGACCGCCCAAGGCGTCTATTACGTGGCGACGGCCATCCTTGCGGTGCTCGATCGTCTGTTCCCGCCCCGGCCGACGACGCTCGCCGACGTCCTGGACATCTACGACGCAACCGACAACCTGACGGGCAACCGTCTTATTTCCGGCAGCAACAATTACGGTCTCATGGCCGGGACGGGCGGCACGCTCGTAACCGCGACCGGCCTCGTCCCGACCGGTGCTGTTGCGACCTTCTGGCGGGCGGCGCGTGCCATCGGCGCGGGCAATGGCTCAACGCTTGTGCTCGCGAAGGAAAACCCTCGGACGGACGGGCTCGGGAATGGCGAGCGCCAACGCATGACCGTCACGCTCGGCGGATCCGGCGGCCTCGCTTCAGAGAAGTATGCCTTCTATGTCTCAGGGGTCACATCCGGTTTTGCCGCAGGCGACGTCGTGTTCGCGGAAATCGCCTACGAGCTTGTGGGCACACCGTTGAACGTCCAGGCGATCCTGACCGAGATCACGGAGACGGGTCCCGCCTCGCCCCAAACAGCGCAGGATGGGTGCTACGACACGACAGTTGGCGGGACGCACGTCTTCCCGAACGTGCCGCATAAGGGCGTGTTGCGCACCCCGCCGATCACCCTCCAACCGGGCTTCACGGGCCTCAACATCGGCGCCGTCGTGCTCATGAACGCGGTCTCGAACATCGGCAGCGCCGACATCTACTGGTCGGATTACTCGCTCCGCAAGATCGCGTGATCAGGCTGGTCATCGTGTCTGTTGGCTGCCTCGCCCTCCTCCTTGAGGGCGCCCACCGCGCTCCGGCGATGGGCTAGGCAGACCGACGCCAGGGCAAGAGGCTGACCGCCAACACGCCGGCGATTGCGCCCATGCCGCTGCCGATCGCATCTCCAATGCCCGCAGTCCGGCCAGGCACCCAGATCTGACCGACCTCAAGTGCAATCCCGAGAGCGACCAAGCCGCAGCTCACGACCCATTGATGGCGGGGCGACCGATAGGCGTATGCGAGTACAGCCGCTGTCGCGGCATAGGCCAGGAAATGCCGTCGTGGTCCGGCGACCTCAGGAGGCGTCTCGACGCCTCCCGGCCAAAGCGACAGCACGCATAAGGCGACCACCATTGCCCAGCCGACCCAAGCAGCACCCCGTCGCAGCATCATCACCTCGCTCGCGACCCATAGCCCGTAAGCCCGGCCCGTCAACCCGCCGCCCCTGACCCGGGCGGCTTTTTCATGCCCTGGAGAGATCCATGCGTCTCATCGAGAACGCGCGCGCCGTGCTGCGCCGATCACTGGCGGTTCGCGTCGCCTGGCTCGCTGCCACCCTCCAGGGCGCCTCCTGGGTCTGGCCGACCGGCATTGAGGGCCTGCCGGCCTGGAACGCCTTCGTCCCGATCGGGCTGTTCGCCGCCTCGGTGCTTCTCAGCACCGTCGGCGTCCCGCTCGCGCGCGTCGTAGCGCAGCGCGGGCTCTCGCTCCCTCTCCAAGATTCGGCAGACGAGCAGATGGGAGTAGGGGCATGAGCACCACCAAGAAGCGCTCCGCCGCGGCCGTGGTCGCGTGCATGACGTTCACGGGCGGCTGGGAGGGGATGCAGCGGTACGCTTATCCCGACCCGGCGACCAAGGGCCACCCCTGGACCATCTGCTTCGGCGAGACCGAGGGCGTAAAGAAGGGCGACGTGCGCACCCTCGAGCAGTGCAAGGAGGGCCTGCGGCGCGGCATCGAGGAGCGCTACGGCGCGGCCGTCGACGCCTGCACCGCCGTGGAGCTCCCGGACCGGCGCTGGGTCGCGTTCACCAGCTTCGCCTGGAACCTCGGCCCGGCCCGCTACTGCAAAAGCATCGCGCCCCTCGTGAACGCTGGGCAGACCCGGGAGGCCTGCGACAAGCTCCTGCGGTTCGACACGGCGGCCGGGATCAGGATGCGCGGGCTCACGCGCCGGCGTGCGGCCGAGCGCGAGCTCTGCATGGCGGACCTGTGATGCTGGCCCTCATCGCCCGGTTCTTCGGGATCCAGCCCGCGACGGCCGCGTTCGCGATCGGCGCGCTCCTCATGCTGCCCGGCGCCTTCGCGCTGGGCTACGGGGTCGGCGAGTGGACCGGCTACGACGCCGGCCGGGCCGACACGATCGGCCTGTGCCAGGCCAACGACCTCAGGCGCAAGCTCGCCGAGGCGAAGCGAGACCTCACCGCAGCCCAGCAATCCGCCGAGAGCCACCGCCGCGCCGCCGATCAGCGCGCCGAGCAGGCCCGCACCGCCGAGGAGAAGCTCGATGCATACGAAAGAGAGCTGGCGGCCCGCGCCGCGGCACCCGCCGATCCCCAGCCGCCCGCTCCCGTGCCAGCCGGCGACGGCGTTCCGGCTTGTCGTCCTGCTCCTCGTGACGGTCTCACTCGCCGCGATCTTGAGTGGCTGCGGGTCAACCACTACGGCCGGGCTGACGGCCCAGGCCAGCCCCGTGCAGCTGCCCCCGGTGGTGTTGATCGTGCCCGAGCCGGCGCCCCGGCCGATGCCGCGACTCGGTGAGAGCCCGCGGATCTTCGCCCGTCGAGCCCTGAACTACGGCGACCAGAACGCGGCCGCTCTGGCGGACACCGCGGACGTCTACGAGCGCCTCCGCGAGAGCTACGCCGCCCCAACCGCCCCCGAATAGGGCGCTACCTCTCCCGTTCCGGTGAGACGCGAGAACCGCGCCGCCGGCCCATCCCTTGTGGGGGCATACATGACCACCTCTGGAAGCGCGACATTCGACATCGCGGCAGGCCTCGTCGTGAAGCTCGCGACCTATATCGGCTCCGTCGCCACGGTGGGCACGGCATTGATGTGGATGGGCCTCGCGCCCGCGACCCAGCTCTACGTCGACCAGCGCATGGACCGGGTCGAGATCCGGCTGATGCGCTCCGAGCGGCGCCAGATCCGCACCGAGAAGGCGTTCCTGTCGAACGACCTCTCCGCGGTGGAGCGCCAGCTCAAGCGGGAGGGCACCGACGAGGTGACCCGGATCAACGTGGAGCGCCGGCAGCGCGCCATCCTGGATCAGATCAAGGAGCTCGACGACGAGGGCGAGGACCTGCGCGGGCAGATCAACAAGCTCGAGGCCCGCGACAAGCGGGGAGGGGAGAAGTAGCGCCGCTTCCACCATGTGGGGGAGGACCGGCCGCCTGCCGCCGCTCTACTCTCGCTCCCGACCTCCCAAGGGTCGCTCTACCTGCCCCGTCGGCTTCGGCCGACGGGGCTTTTTGCGTTTAGCTGCGCAGCACGCCTAGGATTACTGTACCCAGATCCGCGACGAGGCTTTCGTCCTCATGGCTGTAGACAGCGATGTCGGATTTCGCGCGTACCCGCGAGATCTTCTTGAACTCGCTATCGTCCATCCAAATGCGCTTGCCCTGGATTGAGAATGGGAACCGGCGCGAGGATTGCTGTCCAGTGTTACCGCTGGGACGGGTGATCCGAATCTCGCCATAGATAATTTGGTCGCGGCGTTCGACGCGCGTGATGTCGAACGTCACGCTCGCTTGTTCATATTTCTGTTTTACGAGCGCGTCATACTTCCCGATTGCTTCCCAAAAGCTGGAGAACGTATCGACTGCGCGCTGCCGCAACTCATCGTCGGTGGGCTCAGTGTGCTGTGGCGCTGCGTCAAGAGCTTGCCTGAATTTTTCGAAAGGGTCGCTGGACGACATGAATGCCTCGTTGATGGGTGACCAGTGAGCACATCTGATTGAACGTGAGTCGGCGGCAACATGCACTCAGCGATCTCGGTATAGCGCCGTGTCGCCGTTGTGGATATCGAGGATAGCGTGGAGATGCGCCTCGAAAAGATTTGACCACCGGGAATGCTCGGAACCTCGTAGGCGTCAAGAAGTCGAAGACACGTCGGGGGCATGCCGAGGTGTCTCATGTGTGCGTATCGCTTCCACTGCACCAATGGTGTGGATCTCATTGTCGATGAAACCGGGTACGTCATCGGTCCCGAATCTGATCTGAGCGACCGCGCGGCCGACGTTGCTCTCGAAGTGCTACTCCGTTTCCCGTTCACCGACTTGAGCGCATGGCTTGTCACGATCCAGGACGGGGAAGGCCGACAGGTCGAGGTGTTGAGCTTCGACGAGCTGCTCGATCTGGCTTGCCGGCACCTGCGTGTTCTCGCTACGTTCCGGCATGGCGACCAGGAAGCGCATCTTCTCAGAGCTTGATCGTAAGGCGCTGTTGCGGGCGTTGGGCGAGGCTAGGCGGGCCTGCATCGCGGCTCAGACGGCCACCCCGATCGGCGGGCCGGAGCACAAAGCGGCGGGCGGCGTGATGGACGCGATCGACGACGCAGCCGAGGTCCTGACCGGCTCGCGCGATGCGTTTTGGGGGCGAGCCCACGGCGGCAAGGACGACGGGGTGCAGCGCGCCCGACCCGGCGAGTTCACGCCCGAGGAGCGCGCCCTCGTTCTCGAGATGCTCGTCGCTGAGATGTACGTCTCCTCGGAAGGCACGGTCGATCAGGAGGCACTGCTCGGGCCGGTGGCGGATCGGATCATCGCTGCGCTATCAACACCGGACAGATCTACGCGAAGCGACGGACACGATGGGTGAAGCTAAACGACGGCGGCAAGCTCGTGACAGTTGGCCCGAGAATTTCGAACTCCTGCACGCTGGCGAAGAGGAGATACGCGCGAGCGCGAGAACTGTTATCCAGGGCAGTGAAGGCTTAAGGCTATGCTCAGTTTTTATTGCTGAGGCGATGAACGTGTGTATGGCGTTCGCAAAGCAGCACGAGGGCCGCCACGATGATGAGTTAACAATCCAACTTCTTGGCATCCGTCTTTTCAATGCATCTAGTGCTTCATTGAAGATGTTGCTTAGCGGGTACTACCAAGTAGCGGCATCCATTCAGCGAGACATTCTCGAAACGGCGTTCCTGCTCGATTATTTCCAAACCCGCCCCGACCAGGTCCGACGTTGGCGAGAATGCTCCGAGGCAGATCGCAAGAAAGAGTTTTCGCCGTTCAAAATCCGAGTCGCACTCGATGAGCGAGACGGGTTTAAAGAAAAGAAGCGCGCCGACGCATATGAGATGTTTTGCTCGCTAGCGGCGCATCCCACTGTCATCGGGTTCAGCTTGTTGCGGAAGACCGGCGAAAATCTGCATCAAGCAGGCCCGTTCTTCGATGCCGGATTAGTTGATGTATCAATGCAGGAACTCTCTAGGGCTATCGGGCAGGCTGTAGTAGTCTTGGCGCTGTTTATACCGAACGATGATATAAATTTCATCGAAACAAAATTGAGCTTTCATGAGAAAGCGTCTGAATGGTTCGAGCGCTTCTATGGAACAAGACCTGACCGGAAAAATATCAGAGAACTCCGCGCAATATTATCGACATATCGGCGAATTTAGACATGGTCACTCCAGGCAGATCAGCCGAACCTGAAACGCTCGACGCCGATGGACATGCTGCCGCTCAGGGTGACCAGCTCATCGAAGTCACGCGAGGACGCAGAGCCGACCGTCGGCACCGATCTCGATTGGACCCCGCCAAACCGTGTTCGGCGACGTGTCGAGTCCTCGCGTCCAGTCCGATGCAAGGATCGTCGAGGTCAGGAATGGGACGAGTACGCCTTCAGGCAACTTTCCCGGAACGGCTTCTGTCACCGCGCCCGCTAGCACACCGAGCATGCCATCCGTCGTGCCAGCGAACAGGTTCGCTGACCATCCGCTCTCCAAGGTGATTGTTGAGCCATGCATCGAGGCGAGCGCGAAGAGCGCCAGCCGCGTCTCCATTTTGTCAACCACCTGCTGCGGCCGCATCTGAAGCGGAGAGTTTTCGACGGCTGCGATGAAATCGGCAACAATCTGCTGCGACGTGAGAGCTGGCCGCACAGGGGTCAGCGTAATTCCCGCGACCAAAGCCTTGATATGAGAGCCCGTGAGCCTGGACGCTTTATGTTCCGGAAAGCGGCTCCGCTCGCCGTCATCTTCGAAATACGAAAATACCTCCTCAATCAATCCTTTTGCGACCGAGCGGCGCAAGCCAGTTGCCGACAGCAGTTCATCGTCTCTCAAGCGGTTGAAGTTGTCGCGGATGATGTCGACGAAGCCCGTCGGGCAATCGGCCAGATCAAGGTCTCGGATATTCGCCATCATACGGTAGTGTCGCAGAAACGTCCGAAGATTCTTAGTTGCCAAACCCTTATCTCGGCTCGTTGGATGCGCGATGAAGTTTGCGATCTCAAGGATCGAGGACGGTGGTGAGCCGCCCTGCTCGCGGAGCCAGAGATAGATTCGAGGCAAGTCGTCCGGAAAGGCCTTTCCGCCAAGCACCCGCTTGACCCGTGCACGGATTTCGCTGGTTCGCACAGGCGACAGCTTCGAGGATTCAGGACTCAGCATCAGGGTGGCCTCTTTGCGATGCGAAGGATTGTACCAGCTGGGCGGCTGCGTCCACTCGACTTTCGCGGAGAGGGGCCAAGGTCCGGAAATACACCTGCTGCACGGCTCTGGAAGTGGGAGGGGATTCGGGAGGGACTTTGGGTCCAGATCATGCCCATCGTCGCACCTTTCGGTTCGGGCGCTGGGGACGCGTCTTGCGCCCGGATCTCATTTTACAATTCGGCTCTAGGCCATTGATCTGCTTATGGCCGGGAATGGATCGTTTTACAGCCAGAGCGTTGATGAACAACGGATAAGATAGGACTCTGACTCCGCTAGTCCTGGTTCGAATCCAGGTCCCCCAGCCAACCGTTCTCTTCGGACAATTTGGATTCCGGCGAGTCGCGGGTTTTCGCACCCGTTTCGCTGAACGTGCGCTCGACGGCGCATCGTGTTCGCGCTTCAACAGCGCTCACCGTTTGGCGCCGGTCTGGACGGCTTCGTTCACGCGCCCCTCTCATGCCACACTTGGCCGCGTAAGCAGGACGCGAGCCGATCCACGGGTGCATGGTGCCCGACCAACGGGATGTGACGATGAACATGACTTTGCGAGCTGCTCTGGTCGCGGCCATTCTCCCGCTCTTGGGAGCGTGCTCGTTGAACTCGGCCCTCTCCGATTACGAGCCCTTGCAGCCGAATGTCAGCATCGGCCCGGAGGATGCGCCGGTCGCCCTGTCCCAGGTCGGCGTACGGCCGAAATCCGGCCCCAGGCGGCGCTCGTCCTCGCCCGCGTCGGGCTCCGGCGAGGCCGCCGATCTGAAGGCGTCCGAGGGCAAGAACCGTGAGGCGATCGAAGCTGACGTCGCCCGCAACAACGAGGTCGGCCGCAAGGTCGTCAACTCGCTCTGCCGCGGGTGCTGAGGCCCGGGCGCCCCGGCCCTGGCGGGGGCGTCACCGGCATCTCCGTCGCCGGGCG